CCTGTACAATCGTCAGGGCACAGGAGGGAACGGCAGCGATTGCCCACTCAGCAGGAGTGAGGGTAGCCCTCGATGTTACAGCTAAACAAGTTACCGATTTGAACAGTGCTGTAAATACACTTGAAGGTAAGATGCCCGATACCACCCATCCTGTAACTCAGGCGTTTTCTGATGCAGCGGATGAGGGAGTTGCTTCAACTCTAGCTCGCATTGACCATAGGCATGGAATGCCTGCTGGTGGCGGTGCTACTATAGTCCTCAAGACTGCCGATGAAACAGTCAATAATTCCAGTGTCTTACAGAATGATGACCACCTCTTACTGGCTATGGCTGCTAATGAAGCCTGGGTTATAGACATAATTCTCTATTACCTAAGTGTTTCAGCTACCCCCGATATAAAATGTGATGCAGCCATTCCCAATGGTGCTTCAGGAGCGTATGTAGCTTGGGGCTTGGATTACGCTAATGCAGTTTATACTGCAGCTACTGCTATTGGGACTACCTGTGCCTTTGGTGCTACGGCTGGAGTACTAAGGGTTGCAAGGATAACTTATGTAGTGGTAAATGGTGCTACTGCGGGCAACTTTCAGTTTCAATGGGCGCAAAGAACGGCTACGGCTGAGGATACTACAATGAAAACTAATTCATGTCTTATCGCCCACCAAGTTGCTTAGGAGATAAAATGCCAGAAGTAAAACAGCATTACGATAACCGAGAGGAAAGACAAGACCTGGTAACTATGTATGAAGCTCAAGGCTACAGGATGCTAAGACAATGAAAAGAACAGATTTAGCTTACTATGCAGGGTTATTTGATGGTGAAGGTTGTGTTCAATTACGCCCGCATAAACGTTCAGGGAAGACTTGGGCTCTATATGTATCAATAGCATCCACAAATGAATGGATTATTCAACAGCTTAAATTTAGCTTTGGTGGCTCACTCTCAAAAAAGAAATGGAAGAATCCGAATTGGAAACCTGCCTTCATTTGGGGTGTATCTTCAAAGGATGCACTTACTTTTCTTGAGGCTGTTTACCCCTATCTTAAACTTAAAAAACCACAAGCAGAAATAGCAATTCGGTTCCAGAAACATAAGATTATTGGAGCAGAAATAGCAATTCGGTTCCAGAAACATAAGATTATTGGAGCAGAAATAGCAATTCGGTTCCAGAAACATAAGATTATTGGATGTGCTCACAAGCCAGAATACTTTGATATTGAGCGTGAATTGCGGGAAGCAGTTACGAGATTAAACCAAAGAGGAATGGCAAATGGAAATAAAAGTAAAATATAATGGGTTGAACGATAGGCAAATCAAAATTATGGAACAAGAGGCTAACAAACTGAGAATGTTGCACGACGACTTTGACGCCGACTGGAAACGGGGTGATGAGCCTCACGGCACAATGACCTTTACTGATGAGCCCGAGCCAGCCCCGTTACCTATTGAACCATCGCTCTCAACTCATATTGCTACTCTAGTGGCTATAAATGCAACCAAAGCTAGACCAGCAAAAATTAAAAGAGTATGGGAAGGCAGAGATTATTTTTATGATTGCTTTGCTACTCAAACAGTAAAGGATGAGTTTATCGCTGGCAAGATAGCAATCGGTGATTATGTTCTAGTTCACTTTGATGATATAGGAGAACAGATAGTAACGGCAAAGGTGTTTAAGTCTTGGTAGGGGAGATAGAATAAGTGTCTGCTTTTGATGAGTTTTATTTTGATCAGCTTGCCTTTGGAGAGGGTGTCACTGCGCCAGTTCAGACAATATCTGATGCCGGAGCCATAGCATCCTTGGAAGCATTCGGTACACTCAAAGCTAATTTTGGGCTATCTCCTTCTGGGATTGCTTCGCTAGAGGCGATTGGAAGCCAGAAATTGAACTTTGCTTTGGCTGCTTCGGCAATAGTATCGCAGGAAGCAGTTGGCTCGCACCAGCTTAATTTTGCGATAGATGCCTCAGCTATTGCCTCTGAGGAGGCTTTTGGCACGTTAAAGCTGCTGGCTTATCTGCTACCGTCGGGTATTGCTAGTGCTGAAGCTCTCGGTACAGCGAGTGTCGTTTATATCATAAGCCCCAGTGGGATTAGCAGTCTTGAGACGCTGGGTAGCCCGAAGTTGAACTTTGTTGTTTTTCCCAGTGGGATAGTAAGCTCAGAAGCTCTTGGTAGTCCACAGCTGAATTTTATATTGCCGCTGACAGGCATTGCCAGTGGTGAAGCCTTTGGTGCAGCAAAGATGCTTTTGTATCTGTTGCCGAGTAGTATCACCAGTGGTGAAGTGATAGGTACAGCCAGTGTCATTCCGATTATAGCTCCGTTAGGTATATCGTCAGCCGAGGCATTAGGATCTCCGCAACTGAATCTGGCGCTTGCCTTGACTGGCATTGCTTCAGGAGAAGCCTTTGGTGCTGCTAAGCTGTTGCTGTACCTGTTGCCATCTGGTATTGAATCGGCTGAGGGTTTTGGGGCAGCTAAGCTGGTGCTGTATCTGCTACCCAGTTCTATTGATAGCGCTGAGGCGCTTGGTAGTCCCCGGCTAAACTTTGTTTTACTTCCGTCTGGGATTAGTTCAGCAGAATCTCTAGGTAGGCCGCAAGTCAATTTCATTGTGATAGCATCTGGCATAAGTTCAGTGGAGGCATTTGGCACGGCTGAGCTGATACAGGAATTGTTTTTAAGTCCGGCTGGTATCGCTTCGACAGAGGCGTTTGGCACCGCTAAGTTATTGTTGTATCTGTTGCCGGGTGGCATAGGCAGCGCAGAGGCGTTTGGCACAGCTAGAATTAGCCTGTATATTGTTCCATCGGGCATAGCCTCATTGGAAGCCCTAGGCAGCCCGCAATTTAATTTCAGCATATTAGCAGTCGGCATACCCAGTGAGGAGACATTCGGGGTGTCAAAGTTCATATTCTATTTGCTACCATCCGGCATTGGCACTGCTGAGGCCCTGGGGACTCCGTCGCTTTCAGTTATGATATTGCCAGTCGGCATAGCTTCTGAGGAGGCTTTGGGCACAGCCAAGATGGCACTTTATGTGCTGCCGGCTGGGATAGCCAGCCTGGAAGCCCTGAGCAGCCCATCGATAGTAACTCTGCAGTTTATAGTTCCGACTGGTATAGCCAGTGCTGAAGTATTTGGTGCGCTGGCGGTTTTACTTTCGATGCTGCAGACTATAGCTCCGGAGGGCATTGTTTCAGCAGAAGCCTTCGGCGCAGCAATTATAGAGGCTTGGGGTTCAGCAATAGTCTATGCTCTTAAAAACAGCTTCTTAGTATATCAGGACAAGAGGTTAGCTGAAGCCCTTATGCACAGTAGGTTACTGGATGTTTTCCAGCACGATAGACAGCTGAAAACATACCTGCATGACAGAACTAGAACTGTTTATGCGAGGCAGCCATGAAAGTTACAGAAGATGTCCGCGTAAAAGCCGGCCATTACGGCTATAATGAAACATTTTACTATAAGGATAGTGATGGAAATGTCGTCGAGTTGAATGACTATACGGCAAAATTCAAAGTGTGGCCTGCTGGTGTTCCGGATGATCTTCTAGTCGAAGGCAGCTGTGATATTCCTGACCCTGACAATGGCGTTCTGCAGTATGCTGTCCAGGAAGGCGATTTTGAAGCAGATGATGTTGGCAAGGATTGGAAGTATGAGATAGAGATAAGCAAGGATGGGGTGGTCGACGGCTGTATAACAGGCAATCTTTTTGTGGAGGAGAGCGGCTAATGGCAGTAAGTGAGTATACGTACGGCACAGTAGCTCTAGTGGAAAGCCGTGTCGGGTGGGTGGTTTCAGGACGGACAGGTTTCAGTGGTGATACTGTCCCGACAATAACTGAGGTTGAGGCAGTGCTGGACCAGGTAGCTGCTGAGATTCATGCTGTCCTGCTGCAGAATGGTTATCCGGCGGATACGAAGGCGAATATTACGACTAATGCTCCGCGGGCAGTTGCCTGGCTTGAAAGGTTGAATGTAGCCGGTGCTTGTGCTGATATATTGCAGGGCTTTCCGGTTGCTGGTGATGAGGAGAGTGGCTACAGTCCTGAGAGGTTCTGGAGTAAAATCTATGAGAATGGTAAGAAGCTGATCGCAGGGTCGTTCCTAGAGCGCATGGGTTTGGCTAAGAGCTATGAGATAAGTGACATGCTGGTCAGCACCAGCTTGGAGGATGATGAGGGCAATAAGAAGGAGCCGTTGTTCAAGCGTGGCATGTGGGGGTATCCTGGCAATCAGGTTGGGATATTCCCGGATGAAGATATCAGTTATGGAGAGTGATTGATGCCGAAGGCGGAACCTTTTGTAGAAATTGAGCTGAAAAACTTTGATGAGTTCAGCAAGAACTTGGGCAAAGCCAAGGAGTATATGTTTGTTGCTCTCAATGAGGCGTTGAGAAAGGCCGGCGACCTGCTCACGCCCAAGATAAGGGAAGCCACACCGGTAGGAGCTACTCACAAGCTGCGTAATGTTACAGTCTATCAGATACTAGGTAAGACTGAGGATATGAGGTGTGAGATCCGCCAATCAGCTTTTTCGTCAACCGGTTTCCCTTATGGTGTAGCTGTCCGGCATGGGACAAGGCCGCATTTCCCGCCGATTGAGGCTCTGATACCGTGGGTGAGAGCAAAGCTGGCTGTATCTGAGGAGCGTGTCAGGAGTGTAGCGTTTCTCGTTGCTCGAAAGATAAGTCGTGTTGGCACGAAGCCGAATCCGTATCACGTGAGAGTGTTTGAGAGTAATGTTGGTGAGTTGAAGAGTATCATGGAAGAGGCCAATGTCAAGTTTGTGGTGCAGCTTGGTGATATACCGGAGGTGCATTAGTGGCATTAGTTCAGTATTCGGCAATCAGGACGGCAATCAAGGAAGCGTTGGATGACATCGATGGGCTGTCGAATCATAAGGAGGAGCCGGATGCGATTCCGAAGGTGCCGTTTAGTATTCTGGGTAGCGGCACGATAGACTACAGCACTGATATGGGCGGTGGCCATGATATTACTTTCAGGCTGTTTATGGCTGTCAGTGAGGCTACGTCAGAAGATTCGTTCGCGGCGCTGGACGATTATTTGGCATCGACCGGTGATAAGAGCATTAAGGCTGCTATTGAAGCAGCTACAATCGGCAATGGCTATGCAGCGGTCCGGCGTGTCGAAAATGTTGGCCATGTCAGATACCGAGAAAGAACATTTGTCGGCGCCGAGTTTATTATTGCTGTTGCGAGTGGAGGATAGGGATGAGAAAGCGTAGGAGCCCAAACCAGGCAGTTAAAAGCATTAAGCCAATGGAAGATACCCTTGGCCCGGGTGAGGTAAAGGTTGTTGCAAAGGTTAAGATGCTGCTGAACTATGGTAGGTTAGCGGTGAAGCCTGGCACTGTAATCGTTCTTGGCCCCGAGGACAGAAAGCAGGGTATCAATATTGACCTGCTGCTCAGGAATAGAGCTGTCGTTCCTTTTGAGTCTGAGGAGCAGGCCGCTAAGATTGGTAGGGAAGGAGAGGAGGCTGGTAAGGAGCGTGAGACAGTTAAAATAATAAGCAGCAAAGTAAAGCGTGGAAGGAGGTGATCGTAAATGGCTAGAGTTGCAGGCAAAAACACGAAGGTCTATGTGGATGAGTTCGACTTTTCAGGTAAGATATCGACCGGTGAGATGACAGTTGATGTTAATTTACCGGAGGTTACGTCATTCGATGATACTGGCAGCACGTTTGTCGAGGGATTGCCAACGGCTTCGATAACGCAGAATGGGTTTTTTGATGCAGAGGCTGGTGGCTTCGATGAAGAGATGTGGGCCGATATTGTCAGCGGCGTTCTGCATCTTGTCGGGCTGTACCCGGGCAACAGTGCAGCACAGGAAGGGAAAGGGTATGAGATTCAAGCGATGCCCAAAAGTAATGCCAGACCGATTGAAATAGCCGGGGCTGTATTATTAAATGTAACCTGGCAGGGTTCAGGAGCTGTTGTAAGGTCTACTGTGCTGTGTAATGGTGCTGTGGTAGGCACCGGTGCTGTGTCCGACAGTAACCAGAATGTTGGAGCGACAGTCGCTGGCGAGAGGTTTGTGGCGATATTAAGAGTGCTGGAGGTAGATGGCACAGGCTCGATAACAGTGCAGGTGCAGGAGAGTCAGAATGATGGCGACCCCGATACCTACGCCGAACTGCTCACGTTTACAGCAGCCACAGGTGTAACGTCAGAGAGAAAGACGACAATCCTTGCTACTGAGGCATGGAAAAGAGTTTATGTTACTGCCTTTTCAGGCTTTACCTCGGTGACAATCCTGGTCGTGGTGGGCAAGGAGCAGGGAGTGTCCTGATGAAGATATATTCTAGGTCAGTAAAAATTAGGAGGAGGTGTTAAGATGGCGAGAATAGCAGGGAAGGATGCCAATTTTAGCTTCGGTGGACCCCAGATTGAGGATGAGCTGAACAGCATCGAGATGACAGTTGATGTCAACCTGGTTGAAGTAACGACGTTTGGTGATGCAGCCGGGACATTCGTAGAGGGTCTGCCTACTGGCTCATTCAGCGTCAGCGGTTTTGCTGATTTCGATGCCAGTCAGGGCGATGCAACAATCTTTGGGCAGATTGGTTCGGGTGACACAGCCTTTGTTTTCCAGCCCACCGGTGCCAGTCCGAATACGAATGACCCGAACTACACTGGCCAAGCGTTTGTTAAGTCCTACCGCATCCGAGCTGAAGTTGGTGGTGCTGTGAGTTACACTGCAGACTTCCAGGTAACAGGCGAAATAACCAGAGGCACAACGCCGTAAATAAGAGAGGCGAAGCCTCTCTTAGGAGGATAGTATGAAGCCTAAGATACCGCTAAAGCGGGTAGATTCCAGCAATTGCGTCGTTTATGTAGGACGCAGGATAGCCGGTGGAAAGGTGGTTGAGGCGGGAACGCCATATAAAGTCCATGAAGGTGAGTGGGTGGATATTCTGCCTGTGACATCTGTCGGGGAGCTAATTGCGTTTGGCGAGATGGCAGCTAGCAGCTCAAAGGTGACCAAAGAGAAAAAGCTCTTGAGTCTCGGTAGCAAAATGGGCATGGCGTTTGAATCGGTGGTGCAGCGAGTAGCGCAACGGGTTTATGATTGGAACTGGACAGATATAGAAGGCAAGCGGTTACCGAATCCACATAATAATCCGGATGTGATACGCTCTCTGTCAACCGATGAATTGGTGTGGCTTGCGAACCAGGCAGAATATGAGACTGAGATAGAAAGAAAAAACGCCTGAAGGCCCTTGCTCTGCATGTGTTGAAGGGAGGGCCTGAGCCTGGTGAGGCGTTGATTGATGTGATATGCAGGAATTTTAACTGCACACCAGATGTAGCGCTGCAACAGGATATGAGGCTAGTTGTACCAGTGCTGGAGTATAGAATAGCTAAAGAAGCTCAAGCGATGATGAACGATACAGAGCATGGGATGACAGAGATGGCGAAGCATCCTGCACTGGTGGAGTTCTGGAAGCTATTGTGCGATTTGGGGGAGGAAGATGGCGACTGAAGCAGAACTGGTTGCTGTAATCAAGGCTAGAGATGAAGCCTCGGCTAAGATACGAGACATAGGTGTATCTGTTGATGCTATGTCCAAAAAGTTCTTGCTGGCCGGGGGTATTATGGTTGGGTTCGCCGGTGCCTTGGCTGGTGGTATATTCAAGCTAACTCAGTCTTATGCTAAAGCCGGTGAGGCAGTGTTAAATATGGCCGCAAAGACAGGTTTCAGCACACAGATGCTGTCGAAACTTAAATATGCAGCTGAGCAGTCAGGTGCCAGTCTCGGGGTGATCCAGTCTGCGTATCGCACAATGGCCCGGCAATTAGATGATGCCAGAGCAGGCTCCGAAGGAGCGCTGAAAGAATTTGAGAGATTGGGTATCGTTCTCGAGGATTTAGAGGGCTTGTCTCCTGAGGAACAGTTTATGCGTATCGCGATGGCTGTGGCTGCCATTGAAGGCCCCCTTGAGAGAGCAGCAGCTGCCCAAGCATTGTTTGGGATGTCAGGTATGGAGTTGCTGCCGTTGTTATCTTTAGGAAAACAAGGCATTGCTGACTTGATGAACCAAGCTTCGGAATTGGGTGTTGTCTTTGACCAACTAGCTGCTGAGAAGGCCGCGGCTCTCAATGCAAAGATGACGGAGATGCAGACTGCCTTCCAAGGTGCTTCAAATTCGCTGGCTGAACAGTTTTTACCTGTGATCACGACGTTTATTGAAAAGGTTACCTTAGTTGTTAAGGGAGTCAAAGAATGGATAGATGTGCATCCTGAATTGGCTCAATGGCTTTTATGGCTTATAGGAATAATTGGAACAGGGGGGGCGCTTTTAATAGCGTTTAATATCATCACCAATGCTATAAAGATGGCGGCGGCTGCCGTAGCAGTTCTTAAAGCTCTCATAATGGGGCCCTGGGCTGTATTGGATATAATTGTGGCTGCCGCTGCTGCTGCAGCAGCTGTTGCATTGATTTGGAAAGGTATGGAATCAGTTGCTGGCAAAGTTCCCGAAATGCCAGCGATTCCAGCACTGCCAGGAGCGGAAAAACTGCAAGGGGGTGGCATAGTCAGGCGCCCGACTTTTGCTATGCTCGGTGAAGCAGGACCCGAGGCGATCGTCCCTCTTTCTCGCGGCGGTATGGGCAGTACATATAATATCACTGTCCAATCTGAGGTATTTATGGGCAATGAGTCGGAGGCCAGAGACTTTGCCCAGAAGATACTTGGTTATATCAGAGAGGACCAGCGTAGAACCGTAGGTAGGGTAGCATGAGTAAGGCAGTATATGGTGTCTTTGTCGATTGGGATTTGGATGACTATGAGAGTGAATATGCTGATATTTCAGCTGATGTTATAGAAATCCCCAAGATTATGAGGGGCAAGGAAGACCAGCTAGGGCACGCCCCTGCCGGTATTTGCGAAGTCAGGCTTAAAGACATTGCCCATAAATACTCGCCGGAGAATGAGGATTCGCCTCTATATGGTTTGCTTTTGCCCTATCGTCCTATAAGAGTGGCAGCGACCTTTGCTAGTATAGAATACGATCTATTCAACGGTTTCATCTCCAAGATAGTCCCGCATCCGCATTGGGCGAAGCAGGACTGCTATATCTACGCCACGGATGGGTTGGAGAAACTGTCCAAGAATATAATTAGCACAGAAGTCTATACTGCATCTTTCCAACAGAATTTGGGGAATGTGACTGCTTATGATTATCCCTATCTGCGATGGGAAGTTTAGATAATTGAGAGGAGTTTTAGATGACAGGTAGCGGAACAGCCTTAGACCCATATATCATATCAGATGTCAATGACCTCCAGGCTATGGAAGATGACCTAGATGCCTACTATGAGCTAGGTTGTGATATTAATGCCTCTGGAACTGCGACTTGGAATGGTGGTGCTGGATTTGTGCCTATTGGACAAAGTTCCCCTTACTTTACAGGACACTTTGACGGTAAGGACTACACTATCTCAGCTTTGACTATCAACCGCCCTGCTACTGACTGTATAGGCTTGTTTGGGATAACTGATGGGGCAGACATCCAAAATGTTAGCCTTATCTCAGTGAGTATTCATGGTCATGATTTTACGGGAGCATTGGTAGGTCTTATTGTAGGCGATGATGTCATATTGGATTGCTCCGCTTCGGGTGCAGTAATAGGAAATGATGGCGTTGGTGGGTTGATAGGATATGCTGTCAGTTCTTCTATAACTATCGCCGACTCCTTTTCTAGCTGTAGTGTTACTAGCGATGCGGCGGCAGGATTTGCAGATGAGGTCGGTGGCTTTATTGGCTACGGGACAGGTATTGATGTTGATAGATGTTATGCAACTGGCGATGTTACCGCTTCGGGTGACGACGTAGGAGGTTTCATAGGACATTGGGGATGGGGAACAATAAACCAATGTTTTGCGACTAATAATGTGTCTGCTCCTGATTATAGTGAGAACTTCGCTATTGGGGGTTTTGTTGGCTGGGCAGACGGAATTGCCAAAGACTGCTATGCCAAGGGTTCAGTTACAACTTCGGGAGATTACGCTGGAGGATTTTCAGGAGTCAGTCCTGCTAGTATGGAAAATTGCTACTCTACTGGTGCTGTGAGTGGGGTGGGTTCTAATGTTGGTGGTCTTAACGGTAATGAGGGTGGAGATGTTATCAACTGCTTCTGGGATACTCAAACCTCAGGGCAAGCGACAAGTGAAGGAGGAACTGGCAAGACCACAGCGCAGATGAAAAGAAAGCAGACATTCGTTGGCTGGAATTTTAGTGACATTTGGGGGAGCGGAGAGAGGGAGTAATAATGATTAGTCCGACATTGGTTTATGATCCAGCAGAGGATTACTATGACGTTCATGCGCAGTATCAAGCCTGCCAATTCTGCTCTGCTCCGGTTGGAGCTCACACGATTACTGGAGTTAGTCTTTGGTTGTATAGAACGGGAACGCTTGGAGCAGTAACAATAGGAGTTAAACTGTTTAAGGCTGGTAAACCTTATGGGGATTATTTGACTTATACGATACTAACAGCAGATGAAGCGGATGCAAAAATCCCCTTATCGACTTCTGCTTGGGTACATACAAGTCTTCCCGCATATAGAATAGAATCAATCCTAACAAGATATTGCTTTGTGCTGACCGAGAGTGGTGGTAGTTCCTCGCATTTATATTGGGGATATAGCACTGAAGTGGGGGGAGCAACTGCTTACTATTCTGAGGATGGAGGTTCAACTTGGTCTCTCTTGCTATATGGAGGAGGACACTGCGACTTCTTGTTTAAGGAGCATGGGATAAAGTAGATGGCTGAAGTATATTACACTGACGGCGCCATTGTGAATAATGTTCTGGACATGATTGGTTGGCCAGAAGATAAGAGGGTCATTGATGTCACTCTGGGAACTACATATCCCAAATGGTGGACAGACCAGAGCCCGTTACAGATCATACACGACCTAGAGTTGATATCTCTTGGTTTCTTTTACGTGGATAATTATGGTAACGCCGTCTGGGAAGGCAGGAATACCCGGTCCAATGACCACCCTGTGGCAGTGGCCAGCTTTGATGACACAATGGTTGACCTCGTTTATGAACTAGACGAAAAGGACATTTTCAACAAAATTATCATAACAGCGGAATATGAAGATACTGAAACCATCGCCACTCCTGTAGTAAGAGAAGCCGTAGGTAGCGTTATTTTCAAATTATATTGGGATACGGAGTATGGACCCGAGTATATATACAAAATTATCAACACCGATGCTGATGCCATATCTTGGGGGTCACCTTCTGTTTATTGGTATAGTGAAGATTCAAAGGAATGGAGATCTAGCGCTCTTTTGTCTGTCACAAAAGTAACAGAAACAGTCGGCTATTGTAAAGTGAAAGTCTATAATATAAGTCCGACGGGCGTTGCTAGTGGCAAATATAGAATTGATATCCTCTATCAATATGAAGATATAGAGTATTCTGAGAACGTGGAGACTATTCAGACGGAGCACTGGGCTGAAGACGAAGATTCTCAAAATGCCTATGGGGTGAGAGTAAAAAAGATTGCCTTGCCCTTCAGGATGGATGCTCAAGACCTAGCAGAGTCTCTAGTCAACTTTTATTTGGCTTATTACAAAGACCCGATCGCCAGAATCAATATAACCATAGTTGGCAAAACTGATGCTCTGCTTACCGAGATCTTAACTCGTCAAATATCAGACCGGATAACTGTAATGAGTTCTGACTTGGGGATGTCGGCGGATTTTTACATCAATAAAGTAACCCACAAGATAGACAAGGGTCGGTTGCACAAGGCGACCTACGAGCTGATTAAGCTGGAGAATGTGGCCCACACGCCTAGCAGGAGTCTATGGGTTCTGGGCAGCAGGGCAGGAACCTTAACTCTGCGCCCTAATGGTGCCGGCGACTTGACCGAATTGAGTAAATACCCAAATACAGGCGAGGCGAACTGGCAGGATGTAGATGATGTCTCCGCAGATGAAGATTCCTCCTATGTTTTTTGTGTCGAGAATGAATGGGTGTGGGATTTATATGAATTTGAGGACCACACTACAGAGGATGAGGAAATAAACACTGTTAGGCTTTGGGTTAGAGCGAGATGCTACCCAGACCTTTCGGGACTAATCGGTCATCCTGTTATTAAAACGCACGGCACTGAATATTATGGAAAATCACGGAACTTAACCTCAGTCTATACCAATCTCGGCTGGCGTTTTGACACTAATCCGTACACAGGCTTGCCCTGGACGTGGGATGAGATTGATGATATACAGGCGGGGGTCGCCATAGGAGGCATTACTACTCAGTATGCTAGATATACTCAGATATGGCTAGAGGTAAACTACGGGGGCATTGTCGGCTCAGAATTGGGGTATGATACCATTCTGGACATGAGGAGGAGTTAAGATGGCTGATACATGGCATGAAGTGCTGGATTGGTTCGGGGGGCAGGTTGTCAACGAGGAGGACCTCGATGAGCAGATAAGCGACAATATGACCTGGCTAAAGAATAGAATAGGTTTGCCATTTGCGGTGACCAATTATAGCTTTACTAACGTTTGCATGACGGCACCGGAGGATTAAATAATAAAGGAGGTGATCTATGCCCGGATATGCTTGGGATGAATCGGCTGACGCAGTAGAGAAGATAACTGCTGCACGGCTGAATGACCAGAACGTAAGAGTCGCTAGTGGGTCTCTAGTTGCTGGCATCCAGCATGCCAAGATTTTCTCGTGGCAGAACGATGTAGTGAGCGGTGACATTTTAGTGTGGCTAATCTTAATCAGTATCACCACTCCAGCGACGCCCGCTGCCAAGATCAACGCCGGTCAGGCGGCCACTGAGATTGAGTCGGACGACATGATAGACGGTGGTGCCATAAACGCCGCAGGAACTATCAACAGCATCATAAATGCCGGCACTAACGGCAAAGGTGCTCAGTACGTCGCCGACGACGAGTGGGTCACTGGGTTCGAGGACAACAGCGCCGCCTCGACTGATTTGGTCGGCAAGTATTATATTTTCTATACCAAAGTATAAAGAACTGAGAGTGGCTGAATGGGATTTGCATTAAAAGGAGGGTATGATGGCTATACCACAAATATTGCAGCGCTGCTATTTCTGTAAGCATTACTTTGAGAAGCTCAAGGTAGTGGCGATACGTGAGCGACCTGAGCAGGCAACTGTAGAGGTTTATATCTGCCAAGAATGTGAGGCACAGCTGGACAAGGGTGTGCGTACTGAAGAGCAGTAATTGAGGAGGTGGTTGCAGTGGAAAAAGATGGCCCAGAGTTTCTGTTTGGTCAGATTATGGCCCGGCTTACCGAAGGTGATAAGGTGATGGGTAACCTGACCGAGCAGGTCAAAGAGGTGACCAAGGCAGTGTATAGGTTGCCCTGTGCAGTACATGAGGAGAAGATCAAGGAGCTGCAGGTCCGGCAGTATAAGCGTAATAATAAGAGTGAAAAGCAGAGTGAGATATCGCTTAATCTGAAGCATGGGTTGCTAATCGCGATTACTTCTATTATGCTGAGTGCCCTAGTTGGTTTTCTGATGAGCTTGATAGTAAGACCTATCTGAAGGAGGAGGTTAAAATGGTGGATTGGGACAAAGTGACAACCTTTATGCGTTCGGCTCAGAGGCCGTGGCTGGTCTTTCTGTTTCCATTGACAGCGGTTATCATTGCAATTTTGATAACCTTTACTCTAATGCCGGCAGCGGTTAAGTTTGTTGACCGAGAAATTGCTCTCGTCATTATCGTGGCGCTGCTATTTCTTGTGACCAATGTTGCTACGGCTACAACGACTATCATGGCTTTTCTTTTCGGTGAGCGAGGGAGCAAGAAAAAAGAAGAGAAGCAATAATACTCTGGTTGTAGCGCTGCAAGATGAATAAGTCCGGCTATTGACTTTTGCCATCGGTGTGGTATAATCATAATAACGGAACAAAGAAGGGAGTGAGGGGTTGAGGTTTTTTTGCGGTTACTGCCCAGCTGTGTTTAAGCAGTTTAAGGAGATAGTGGACCACTTTGAGTCTAAACATAGAAAGGAATATGAAGAAAGGAGGGAGCCATGGAAATCACAGTTAAATCGGTCAAAGTCGTTAAGACAGGCACCAACAAGAGCGGAGCCTGGGAGCTAATCCGGGTAACTACCCTAGACGGCACGGAATATACTACCTTTGATAAGAAGGTGAAGCACATGGGCGAAGGTGCTGTTATTGATATCGGCGAGCCCGATATCAAAGAGGGTAAAATCAGCTTCAAGGAAATAGTCAAGGTGGTCAAAGAGGGTCAAGCGCCAGCCGTAACCAGTGGTAATGGCAAGAGCCCAGAACAGATTGCGATAGAGCGCTGTAGCATTGAGGGCCAGACTGCCTACAATGGTATCATCCAGCTGATTGACCGGGAAGCTGCAGAAAAGGTTGACATAGTTCCTGCTGACCTGAAGACACTGACATTTGATTATGCTCGGGTTAAGATGTCGAAATCTCTGGCTAAGCCTGTTGCTGTAGTGAAGAAGACAGAGGCACCGGCTGAGCCAAGCGGTAATGGTGGCTTCAAGAATGCCGGGCAGTTCCTGGCCAAGTGTCAAGAGGTGTTCAGCCTGAATAGGAGCCAAGTGCTTGAGAATAACGAAGTGAAAGCACTGTATGATGCAGGTGAGTTTGATAAGGCATATCTGAAGCTAGCCGAGTTAAAAGCCGGTAAATAGCTTGCTGGTGTCCTACTACTTAAATTTGGACGAATGAAGAAGGAACGCTGTTCATAAGGGGTAGGGAGTGCCGAGCCAGCAAGCCTGCCAGCCTAATAAATTAAGGAGGGAAAGGATATGACAATCAGAATTGGAGACCGCTTAGTAATCAAGAGAGAGGGGAAAATTCTTACCCCAGATGCAGGAGAGGCATACCACGAGTTTGAAGTATTAAAACAACCCTCTCTTGTAACTTTGCCAGAAAAAGTGGATAAGATTCTTTATGAGTTAATCGTAGAGATGCTTAAATAGGTAAGCAAGCCTGAGCCGAGGTAGATGCTCAATGTAGCAAAAGGGCGGGTAAATGTTAAGCAACAATTGGCTTGATGCTGAAAGGATTTTCACCTTGATTGGTGGAGAACCGACTAACTGGGATGAGTAATACGGTTGCAAGTCTAATCTTATGGGTGGTTTTTAGCGGAATGGCTCTGACATTTTTAGTTGTCCATTTCTGCATTGGAAAACTTGTTGAGAAATTCTTTGGTAGGTGGAGTGATGGCAAGCCAAACTAGAATAGAGAAAACTAGGCGCCAGAGGAGAAGCAGGAGAAATACTTTTGGTCTAAAGACAAATCCTGGGAGGCTGAAAAGACGGACTAAAGCAACAAAAATACTAATGGATGAGGTAAAGGAGGAGTAAAGGAGGAGAGAAAGGAGCAAACAATGGACACTGACAAAACAACCTTGGCGTTGAAAAATGGAGATACTATATTGTTGAATCTTGAACATGGTGACCGTTTCACCTTTGAGACTGAGGAAGGCAATCTGCTAATCTATGCGCCTGAAATTTTAATTCTTACCCCAAAGGCTGTTAAGTGGTATAGAGTGTTCAAGTGGCTTACAGATGTAATCACCTTTAGACCGACTATGGATTATAAGGAGGATAGAGATGAACCGTTACCGAATTGAAAACACAGAGACGGGGGAGGTGGTGGTAAAGGAGGCGGAGTATTTGCAAACAGCTATAGATTCAGCAGGATGGACGGGCATCCAATGTAAATGCGAGGTATTGCCAGAGCAGCTGCCTCAGAGGAAGGATAAAAGAAGCCGAGCTGAGAGGAAAAGGGATAAGCAGAAGCCCACTGCTGTGACTGTAGTGAAACCAGGGGAGAAAGTGGCAGATCATGTGCCTACAGCTGCCGCGCTTGCAACTGTAGTTGAGCAGGATAATGTCGTTGCGGAGTCGGTTGTCGGCGTTCCGACTGAGGCAGAGCAGGCAGCGTATGACCATAAGTGCCAGATTGAGGCGATGGTCTTGGAAGCCGAGGTCATGTTTATTAGGATAGGTCAGCTTCTGTATAATGCCCGGGAGAACGCTGAGTGGAGCATCTTGCATTACGAATCGTATAAAGAATATGTAGAGAGCCTCAAGTTACCTGTTACTGCTTCGTATTCTTGGGCTACTCGGCTCAGCAATATTTATGAGTACCTAGTCATGAACATGGGACTGGATGAGAAATTACTTGCTGAGATCGGTGTTGCTAAACTGACTCGGCTCTTGCCGTTAGCTAGGAAAGGTGGACTAACGCTAGAGGTTATTGAGGCTGCGCGTGTTTTAAGTGACCTAGATTTGAGGGAAGAATTGGGGCAAAACATAGGTGCTAGTGAAGGGGAACCAGACCTCATAATTTGTCCAAGATGCGGAGAGCAATTTAATGCGAGGACAGCGACGAGAGTGAAATAATGCCACAAATAGGTGAAGTCCGAAGCGCCAAAGATATTGGTCGTAGCTATACTGGTCTATACAAATGGGTAGCTTGCCCGGATTGCGGCAAGGAACGTTGGGGCAGATTTCGTAATGGTCGGCTTGATTCCATCAGATGTCGTGCTTGCGCTGCTCGCATGCCTGACAGAAGATTAGCAGCTAGCACCTCGAGAAGAGGTGATAAGCATCCTCAATGGAAGGGTGGTAGAAGAAAGGTTAAAGGTGGTTATATTGAAGTCTTATTGTCGCCTGATGATTTTTTCTGGCCTATGGCGAAGAAAGATGGGTATGTAGCAGAACACCGTTTGGTTGTAGCGGAGTCTTTTGGGCGCTGTTTGCTTCCGTGGGAGATTGTTCACCATAAAAAGGGCTGTGCTAAAGATGATAACAGATATCCTGAGACTCTGCAGCTCACTAGTGATGTTGGACATAATCAAATTACATTGTGGGAACGGAAGTTGGATAAGTTACTGGAGCAGCAGCGAGAGCTAAAGGTAGAAGTCAGGCTGCTTAGATTTGAGAATAAGCTTTTGATGGAAAGACTAAGAAATGGCATTTAGCCGAGAAGTAAAAGAGGCTGTTTTAAGGCGGTCAAGTGGGTTATGCGAACGGAAATTACCGAATGGGCAACGCTGTTTAGCTCTCGGCGCTGAGTTTCATCATATAGTGCTACGGAGCCGTCACGGTAAAAGAATAAAGAAACTGGCGGACAGTGAGGAGAATTGTATGCTAATCTGTTTAACCTGTCATCGAAATAGGCACGACGGCGTCGGCTGGAACGCCGATGCCGACAGTTTAGTACCCGGCGCTGATTTTAGGCTTGCTCTCAGAGAAGGAGGACTAGATGGAACAAAGAACATTTAGAAGGAATGAGATACGGACGCCGTTTGAGAAATGCCCGACCTGTGGTGCTGATGTCAGGCTGCGGCTGGAAGAAGTTAATGGAGAAAAGCAGCTCAAGCTGTTTAATCCTGATGATAGCCAGCACGTTTGTCAGATTGAGCTCAGGAATGAGTTTGAGAAGCACCCGATCGGGCAGACTGTAACCGGTAAGAGGGTGACTGATTTTCAGCTGCGGGGCCGGCGCCTGACTATAACGCTTGAAGATGGGCATGTGCTTACTATTTCTGCGGCTGGCCGCCCACTTACGATAAGACTGGAGGGGCCGAGCGGGCTATTACAAGAGTAAGGAGGGAACATGAAAGACCAGACTCTGCAGATCCGTGATAAGGTTCTGCGTCCTGGCTTTACCCAAATTCCGAATCAGGTTCTGAGGGATGGCAGACTGGCTCCCGGTGATAAGATTTTGTATGCTCTGTTACTGAGCTATGCTTGGCAACAGAGTTTTTGTTATCCGGGGCAGAAACGGCTGGCTGATGATATGAATTGTGATAGCAGGACAATCAGGCGCCATCTGGCCGCTCTCGAAGAGGTTGGCTTGGTATCCGAGATGCGCAGAGGGTTGTCTAAAACGAATGTTTATGTTCTTGAGCCCTTGCATTTAGCCTACCCTGAAGCTGATAGGACAGAATTGTCCGCTCAAGAAGGTACAATTTTGTCCGCTCCTGATGGGTCACCAGTGTCCGATAAAGAATACTCAGTAGAAGAAGATACAATTAAGAAGACTCAGGGGTTGTCACGCAATCCTAAAATAGCTGAGATGCAGAAGTTTCTTGGCTTCCCAGAGCCTAACGCCCCGTATCGACTTCATTGTAGAACAGACCCGATCCCTAATCCGGCGAAGGAAGCTGGGTTTGTAAAGAAGATGCTAAGCCGAGGTTTCAGCTGGGATGAGATTTTTGGTCTGTGGAAGGATAAGGTGATATACAGGGGTGGAGAGTTCGTCAGTATGCAGTGGGTGAATGAGGATATTGGAAAGGGAGAAAGGCATAGAAAGGATAGGGGAGATACTGAAGCGGCAGGGGCTGAAAGGCTCGTCGCCAGCGTCGGCAAGCCGCTTCGCTGAGGTGTATAACTGCAAAGTCTGCCTGGATTCTGGCTGGGTGTATCCGCTTGGTCAGGATGGCCGGCCTGACTACAGCCGAGTTATCCGCTGCCGGTGTATGAAGGACCAAGATGAGCAGGAAAGGAGAGAGGGATATCTCAGGCGTTGTGGCTTACCGGCTGGAACTGATAGCATGACGTTTGAGAGATTCCAAAGGATAGCTGGGCTGGAGAAAGCCTATGATGCAGCGCTGCAACTGGCTGATGGAGCTGGGGGGGTGAAGTGGCTGACGCTGATGGGTGGTGTAGACCTGGGTAAGACTCACCTGGCGATTGCTATTTGCCACAGGTGGCTGGCCCGGGGTATGCCAGCCAGGTATGCCTATGTGCCGTTACTGCTGGATGAGCTGAGGAGGGGATTTGAGCTCGAGGGTGAGAGGTCGTATGATAGCCAGTTCCAGTTTTTCTGTAGTGTGCCGCTGCTGGTCCTAGATGATCTCGGGACCGAGTCGGCTACTAAGTGGGTCGAGGAGAAGCTAGACACCATCATAGATTATAGATGTGTCAATGGATTAGCGCTGGTGGTGACGACAAATCTGCCGCTTGATGCTCTGCCGGTGAGGATAGCCAGTAGGCTTCAGAGATCTGGCAGGGTGGTAGTGATAGATGCCCCGGAGTATAGGTTGAGGAGGAGTTGAGTGCAACCAAAGATAGAAATTAACGTAACCGGTGTTGATGACCCCTTAATAAAGAGGAGACTCAAACGCATAGCGAAACCCGATTCGGGGGTAGGCAATATTAGACCGTGCCTGTTGTGTCAAAGCCAAACCTCATGGACGGTAAATGACCACCCTGTATGTCCTTCGTGCCAAGCCAGGTATGGCTTCTTCAAGAAAGATTGGTTGCCTGATGCTTGTGAGGTTTGCGGCGCCCAGGGCGAATGGGTCTGTGGGAAAGATGACAAACACTCTCTATGCTATTGCCACCGGGATGCTTGGTTTGACTGGACTAGGGAGCCATTTCTCCCACGGGGTTATGATAAATTGCCAGAGAAGGAGAAAGATATTGCTTGGGAGAAGGCTTTTGCCGAGTTTATCCAAGAGATGAAGATAAAACAATAGCCGATACTGTGAAAGGAGATGAAGATGAAAAGCTATGATTGCCGAAACCCGGTTAAATGCCAGGTATTCCACGATGCTGAGTCTTATGAGGAATTACTGGTAGCGATAACTAAGTGGTGGAAAGGTGTGAAGGAGGAGGTCCCGACGCTTGAGGTTATTTTCTTTCATATAGATGATAACCTGACGCATAACGCCGCTGTTTACTGGTGCCATGATTAAGGTGCGAAGATGACGCTAAGGCTTGACAGTGTGATGGGCTGTTCAGTCAGGACCAGGGGTGAAGGCGGGCCGCAGATTGATTTTATTGTGCAAATCTGGTATAATAAATTCAAATGGTTAGATTATCTGATGTTTGGATGCCTTGGCAGCTGGATTTCCTGCGCAATAATTTTTTAAACGTTAGCTATGCTGATATTGCTGGTGTCGTTGAGAAGAGTGAGAATGCCGTTAGAAATAAAGCCTGGGAATTAAGGCTTAGAAAGAAGGCGCTGCAGTATTCAGACGAAGAAAAGCAAAAGATAAAGCAGTTATATGAACAGGGAATATCCTTGCCAATGATAGCTGAGCAATTATGCAGACCGAAGACTGGTATATGTCATGAGGCTCGAAAGATGGGTTTGACTGATTTGCGCCGTCCTGCCGGCCTCGAAGAGCGAGCTAAAATAGCAAATATCACTCGAGAGAGAATCCGGAGGGATGGTCACCCTAGAGGGTCAAGGGTGGTGATAACCTGCCCGGTGTGTGGCAAGTTTTTTGATGTAAAGCAGTCAGCAGGCCAGGTATTCTGTAGTATAAAATGTGCCAATAAAGTAAAAGTCCAAAATAAACTGACTTATTCTCGCGGTGCTGGCGGCAAACGAGAAGATTTGGGTGGTCAATACTTCAGAAGCTCCTATGAGGCTAATTATGCTCGGTATCTTAATTTTCTAATGGCGCATGGCGAACCGATAGTAGAATGGGAATTTGAAGCCGAGACATTTGAGTTCACGAAGATTAAGCGAGGAACGCGGTTTTATACGCCTGATTTTAGGCTGTTGTTCTCTGATGGACATGTAGAATATCATGAAGTTAAGGGATGGGATTACGCAAGAGGCAAAACAGCGAGAAAGCGCATGGCAAAGTATTTTCCATATGTGAAGTTGGTGCTCATTGATGTTGATTTTTTCAAGGCGATAAAGCGTAAGGGGCATGATAAACTGATTCTAGGATGGGAATAGTGGATTGTAGAGCTCCAAAGGCGGTCCCTGGCTGTGAGCCGAAGCTGATAATTACGATAGGAGAGGCGTTAAGTGTCTAGTGTAGAGAAGGCAAGATGATTACTATAAGGCGAGTGAACTATGATGTTGGATGGTTACCACGTAAGTTCTGGCGGCATATCTGGACACCGGTTTGGCACGATGGTCGGGGTAGATATATCTCTATCGGCTTATGGCTCTTTGCCTTCTATAGAGGTTATTGAGAGGAGGTAGGGAGTGTTGATTGTATCGTTCGCCTGGACCACCGCCGCGCTGCTGGCCGGAGCCAAAAGCTGCACCCGGCGCAGTTGGAATGATGATTATGCCAGGCGTTTTAAGGCTGGTGCCGTGGTTCAAGGTTGGGATAGGCTGCCCCGAGTTGGCGGCCAGCAGGTAGCGATTATTAGGCTGACTACTGACCCGTACCTGCAGCGGACAAGCCAGATGACTGAAATGGACTATCGAGCTGAAGGTCTTGAATGGATGGAGCAGAATGGAATCTTGATTCGTGGGAAGTACCCGAGGCAATTCTTTGACCAGTGGAAGGCCGCTGATGAGCTTGTCTATGTTGTCAGGTTTCAACTGATGAAGCGGCTGGTGCCGGCTGAGCTCTATCTAGTTGGTGGGAGCTCACTGTAATGACTTGCTGCCTGCCGTTTCATGGGAGTGCATAATAATCTCCTCGTTTAATGGTCAGCCCTTTGTCGTATCTTAAATTTCCGCAGTGTCATTCAATGAAGAGGGCTTTGTTGTTTAATTCAGCTCTGTGAGCTTTAGCGAGTCAAAGTTGTAATCTCATGCCAATACACTGATTGCTTCAAGGTATCTTTCCTCTCATACTGTCATTTAAGCCACTCATTAGCCTTCCTAGTTCGTCTTGTGGTATTTTGTCGCCCCTGCCATGTGGGTTATGGTGGAACCGGCGGTTGGGAACCGTGTGGGCAGTTCTGAAAAGCAGATTTGTAAACCTTGAAAGAGCATAGGTAATGACAGGAGTGGTTTGTTTTCTACCGACTGCTATCGTTGTATCGTAGCATTGGGCTGCTATTTATGTTGTAGTGCTACAACCGCTGTAAATGTCTGTATCTGGACTTGACAAAAGCAAGTTGTAGTGTTACGCTTATAATAGGATAAAAAATAACCGAAAGGAATTGAAGGGAAATGCCACACGTGTATCTACTGCACTTCGACAAGCCGCTCCATCATGCCCAGCATTATTGTGGTTGGACGTCTAATGGTGTGGAGCAAAGACTGGCGACGCATCTGGCTGGTAATGGTTCTAAGCTGGTCAAGGCGGTTGTGGCGAATGGTTCTGAGGTGGCCGTGGCCAGGGTGTGGGATCATGATGGCTGGCAGACAGCACGGCAGCGAGAGCGCCGTATGAAGAATACTCACCACCTGCCGTCGTATTGCCCGGTGTGCCGTGAAGCTAGAAAGAATGGAAATGGAGGGCATTAGGATGGAGAGAAACATGGATGAACTTATCAGAGAGATGTACCAGAAAGGACTGATTGAGATTGTCAGGAAGCCGAGGTCTGAGGAGTTAGCTGAATTGATAAGAAGCACCAAGGCGATGCCTGGTGACTGGTTGCACTGGTTGGATTATGCAAAGGCGGTGAGGAACTGATGAAGATAAGGAGATGTAGCATGGCAGAGGAAAGGATTAGGTTGCCTGAAGAGGCGGAGATAATTCTCGGTAAGCTGATGGCTGAGTACCAGTATGCTCATGCTCCAGCAAAGATGAAGTTCCCGGATGGGCTGAGGTATCGCTACTGGGGCAAGTTTGAGCTGTTTACTGGTATCTGGGCGTTCTGCTACAGCATGACCAGAAATGAGAATGGTAAGTTTATCAGCTGGGTATACATGCCTAATGTTGGCAAGAAGCAGTGGGTGAAGAGGAAAGTGTTGGAGAACAGGCTGATGAAGGATGCCAAGGCCCGGGCGCTGAGGATGTATAACCAGCATAAGCCGGTCCAAGATAAGTATGAGGCGCTGCTGAAAAAGAGGCAGCGGAAAAGGAGGTAAAGGTGAAGATAGAGAAGCGCTTTAAGAGAGGTAAGCCTGAGCAGAAGTTCAGTGGACGCGTGGAGGTAGCAGTTACAGGGTTAGATACAGACGGGAACAGGATGCAGCTCCATCAAGGTCCCTGGCGGCGCAGCATCAGAGTTAGTGATACGACTGTTGATGAAGTATTTGATATTGTATATGCTGCGTTAGAAGGAAAAGAGAGTAAGAGTGATGCGTAGAAATCCGTATCAGCTGGAGTTTATGGAGAAAAGGAATCTGGCGCTAGAAATACCGGCGAAGTGCCTGTGTGGTGGTAAGCTAGTGTTAGGAGTAGGCCCGATTGGTTTATATGGCATCAAGGCGTATTATGAAGTCAGCTGCCAAGGCTGTGATGAGCATTATCACCTGTATTTCAACAAGATAGGTGTGCCGGATATGCAGCTGAGAATCTGGAATCCGCCAGAGTTCTTTGGCCGTTTAGTCTGGCCAGTCAATAACTGAGGAGGGAATCGTGGCAAAACTGGTTATGCTGGAAGGGAAAGAGGAGCTGGCAAAGCTCGAACAGCAGGGAGTCAAGGTTAGATTTAAGGTGCTGGTCCGGCAGTGTAGAGTGGTTAAGAATGGCTGGTTGATGATTCGGTCGGATGAGCCAAAGAATGGAGCAGCGATAGTGCTGGGCACGCCTGATTTTGTGGCGGTGTGTAAGATTGGCTGGGAGGATGATGAAGCCAAAACGCTGCCGGTGGTCAAGTCGCTAGATTTGTAAATAAAGAATGACTTGACTAACAGAAGTAGTTTTGCTAGAATGCAAGTATGGAGAATAAGGTTGCCCATAGGAAGATTGCGTTAGAATCCTATTATAGAATGAAGCAGGACCCGGAAAGATATGAGCGTTATAAAGAGAGAAGACGGCGGTGGCTGCGACAGAACAGGGAGGGAATAAGAGAATACAGAAGAAGGCACATTGTGTGCACGAAAGATGGTCAGTTAACAGGTGCTAAAAGAGAAAGGCCAGATGATATTTGTGAGATTTGTGGGCGGCTAAAGAAAAAATTGGATTATCATCATTGGGACGCAGATATTAGGAAGGGAGTATGGGTTTGCGGAAGCTGCCATCATTTAGCCGAGGGAATAGATAAGGGGTTAGGCGATATATACCTGAAGTTAAAGGCGGCGGTGGACTTGTAGAGGAAATTTGACACATGCCGTATGAGTGTTACGATATAAATAGGAAAGGAGAATAAGAAGGGATGCAGTGGGTTGTTTTTGCTGGGTTATCTGCTTTGGCGTATGCTCTCTGGGCGTTTTTCTGGCGTGTTGGCACTGTTTATTACAGCTGGCGTGAGATATTGTTCTTCGCTGCACTCAGTGAGATGGCAGTAGCCCTGGGAGTAGCCTGGCCAGCAAAGTTGCCACCGCTACCGGCGATTGGATTTGGGGTGGTAGCTGGTCTAGCAGCTGCGGTTGGGTATATCCTGTTTACATGGAGTATGGCTGGTGCCAGGAGTTCGCTGCCGATAGTGGTAATGTCGATGTATCCGGTGCTGGCGCTGGTCTTGGCTAGGCTGATTCTTTTGGAAGCAATCAGCTGGGACCGCTGGCTCGGGGTCGGGCTGGCGATGGTGGCTGTTTATTTGGTAGTAAGGTAGGAAGGAGAAGGAAAATGAAGTTAAAATGTCTTGGTGACCGGCTTGCTGGAGCAAGCTCTATAGCGAGGATGGTCGTTCCCAGGAGCCCGGCGTTGCCTGTGCTGACTTATGTGGAGATTGAGGCCAAGGATGGGCGGGCATATCTGAGGGCGACTGACCTGGAGAAGATGGTGGTGGTTGACCTCTTTGCTGCTGTAGAGGAGGAGGGGAAAGTCTTGATACCGCTGAAGAAGCTGAGGAAGTTTGTGAAACATGAGAAAGGAACAGTAGTAATCGAGAGCAAGGACTGCGGTGTATGGTTAAGCGATGCTGATGGTCAGGTTAAGGTTTATATTGAGACCTTGCCGCCAACTGATGAGCTCCCACGCATTGAGTGTGGTGAAACTGAATACGATGTCGGTGAGGAGTTTGTGCTGAACCTGAAGCGAGCGTGGCCGTTCTCGGCTGAGGAGGAGCCCCGGCCTGTATTGGGAGCGGTGCTGGTAGAGTCTCTCGGAGAAGGTAAAGTATTCTTTGCCGCAGCTGATGGGTTTAGGCTGTTTACCTCATCGATGAATCTGAGCTTGCCTGCTGGCTCTTGGCTGTTGCCCCGGTCAACGTGTGCTATTCTTGCTGGAATTATGAAGAAGAAACAGGCAGTCAAGATGGGGTGCGATAGTGGCAAGATGTGGTTTGAGGTGGAGCCTGATGTGAAGTTTGTAAGTCAGCTGATTCAGGGCAATTTCCCTGTGTACAGGATGCTGATACCGACGGCTCCACCGGTGTGGACGTTTACTGTTTCTGGTCCCTTGCTGCAGAGCAGGGTCTTGCAGTTTCAGAGTACTATCGTGCGCCTGACTAAGACTGAGGATGGCTTTCTGAAACTGGCCATGGCTGATGATGACGATAGCTTCGAGGCGCAGCTACCGGCTGAGATGACTGGTGATGGCAAGATAGCGTTGAATCCAATGTATCTGGCTGATGTAGCCAAGCTGTTTGCCGAGTTGACTGTTGAGGTTACGGCCTTCTCAGCTCCTGTAAGAATACATGGTGACTTGGCAGGCGTTGTGATTGTGGTTATGCCGATGTTTGTCCAGTGGTAATGGACTTGACAGGTGTTATAGTAAATGCTACAATTACAATATATGATTACTGAGGTTGAAAAGGCATATTTCGCTGGTATATTTGATGGCGAGGGTACTATAGGGATATGCCGTAGCAATAAGCATAGGAAGTCACGGCAACTGCAAATAGCCGTCGGGCAAACAATAAAAGGTTATCCTGTATTGCGGAGGTTGGAAGAGAAATTTGGTGGTGGCATATATCCGGGTGTTAGGTGTAAGCGTTGGTGCATAAATGGTAAGAGGGCTGGTGATTTTCTAGCTCTAATTTTACCGTATATGCTTATTAAAAGAGATGAGGCAGAGTTAGCCTTAGAGTTTGAGAGGGAGCGATTAACGAGAGGATATAGGCGGTTAGGTCCGGCTGATATTCGTATGCAAGAGAGATATGAGGTAATGATGAAACATTTGAAACTGAAGGGAGTGAAGAATGGAAGCAGGGATACAGCGGGTAAAGGTGGAGCTGATTGATAGGGATGAGACGCAGCCTCGGCAAGATTTTGATGATGTAGCGCTGCAAGAATTAGCCCGGTCAATTGAGAGCAATGGGCTTCTGCAGCCAGTGAACCTCCGCAAGAGTGATGGTAGGTTTATCATTATCGCTGGTGAGAGGCGCTTCAGGGCAGTCCAGCAACTGGGTTGGAAAGAGGTCCCGGCGATTGTCCACGATGTTGATATGAATGGTCACAGGAAGCTGGAGAGTTTGTATCAGATAAAGCTGTTGTAGCGCTACACACTTGACAAAAGCAAGTTGTAGTGTTACGCTTTTATCAAATGGACAATATGATGAATGGAACGAAGATAGAGGATCAGGTTTATATCTGCTTTGATGGGCCTGACGGCTTGGTGATTCAGACTGACCGCCGGAGCTTTGAGACTTATTTCCGGCTGCTGGGTTGGGAGCTTCTGGGCCCGGCTGAGCCGTTGCCGCTTTTCAGGCAGAGGCAGGGACTACCGGTAGCTGCCGAGAGAAGGAAGAGGTTAGGGACAGGATATGCAGGTCGTTGAGGTCAACGGCAAGCGCTATTATTTGATTGATGGCCGCAAGTATCCGAGTGTGACTACTGTGCTGTCAATTATCAGGTCCCCGGCGCTGGAGCTGTGGCGGGGTGAGCTTGGTAATGTAGAGGCTGACCGTATCCGGGATGAAGCGGCCGAGATAGGTATTCAGCTGCATAGGGCGTGCTATCTGTTCAATAAGCTGCAGGTTCCTAACGCTACTGTTGATGAGCTTCCGCCGAATAGTATGTTTTTTGCTTGGCCGAGTGTGCAGGTAGAACAGATGTTTGCGGCTTATCGGCGCTGGTTTGATACCTGTGTTGAAGCTGTTGTAGCTACCGAGGTACAGGTGTTTAACAGGCAGTATGGCTATGCCGGCACTGTTGATTTATTGGCCATCCTGAAGGGGGATGAGGTGCCGTCGGTGATTGACTTGAAAACGACCAGTGGCTTCTGGCCTGACCAACCGCTGCAGCTGGCAGCCTACAGGGAAGCGTGGATACAGAATGAACTCCAGAGAGGAGCACTGGTTATGTCCAAGAATGCGTGCCGGCGGCTGGTGGTGAGGATAGACAAGGTTGAGCATGACTCAGTAGTTGTCAAAGAGCATACAGAGCATCAGCGTGATTTTAATGGCTTTCTGGCCGCGCTGAGCCTGTTTCGTTATTTCAATAGGTAGGAGGTGGGTATGGTGGATGTGTCGAAAATGCCTCAGTGGGTTTGTGCTCATTGTGGTGGGAAAAACCCGATTGATAGTGTAAGGTGCATCCACTGTTTGGTGATGCGCAGGAAATAAATAGGGAGGGAATAGAATGGAGTTTCAGCTGACAACACAGCAGCAGGCTCTGGTTGATAGAGCCAGGGCGATCAGGGAAGAAGCGGTGGGAATGGAGGTCTTTGATGACCAGACTAGGGACTATGGGGTGAGTTTTCTTGGTAAGATTGCTACTGCCAAGAAGGAGCTGGAGGCTCAGAGAACATGGTTTGTGAAGCCTCTGAATGACCAGGTGAAGGTGATCAATGACCGGTTCAAGGAGTTCACTGGCCCAGTGCTCGAGGCGGACCGAATTGTCCGAGACAAGGTATCCGGCTACCAGGTAGAGCAGCAAAGGCTTGCTACTGAGGCACAGAAGAAGGCGCTCGAGGAGGCACGGCAAAAGACTGAGGAAACTGGCGAAGTGGTGCCGGTTGTCATGCCGCAGGAGCCGGAGAGGGTGGTCCGCACCGAAAGTGGCAAGGCGTTTACCCGGATGGTGTGGGACTTCAAGGTGGTTGATGAGAGCAAGGTGCCGGAGCAGTACAAGATTGTTGACGAGCGCCGCATTAGGGCGGCGGTCCAGAGCGGTATCAGGCAGATCCCGGGGTGCGAAATTTATCAGCGTGCAGAGCTGACAGTTAGTGGCAGGTGAATAATGGAGATAGTAACCGATAAGAGGCGGTTGAGAGCTAAGTGCCATGAGGTGACTGATTTCACCGAAGTAGAACAGGTGGCCAAGGTGCTTTTTGATGTTCTGCAGAACTATAATGGCCCTGCGGGGAAGGCGGTTGGCTTGGCAGCTAATCAGGTGGGCTATAGGGAGAGAATGTTTGTGATGAGGATAGACCGGGTGCCGCCAATATGCGTTGTCAACCCTGTGTTGACAAAACAGAGAGGTAGTCAGCTGGGTCCTGAGAGTTGTCTGTCGCTCCCTGGGGTCAAGGTGCTGGTGAAAAGGCCGATGAGTATTGTGATGAAGGGAGTAAACCAGTATGGCAAGTTAGTGAAGTATAAGCTGAGCGGGATTCAGGCTCGGGTTGCTTGTCATGAGATAGACCACCTGGATGGGAAGCTGATTACTGATTATGGGGTGAAACATGAAAGCACCAAGGCTTAGTCACAGTGGGATAGAATATCTTGACCTTGCCTGGGGAATTTACTCCGGCTGCGATAACTGGAGAAATGGTATCTGCGGCGGGGGTGGAAAGGATTTTAACTGCTGGGCTATGCCGATTGTAAAGCGGTTTAAGAGCCACTACCCGAATGGCTTTGACCCGACCTGGTATCCCGAGGCGATGCTGTCTTCGCTGTCTGTAAAGAAGCCCAGCATCATTGGCGTTGGCTGGGTAGGTGATATGTTTGGAGATTGGGTTGATCCGGGGCAGAGAATGTCACTGCCCTTGCCTGATGAAATATGGAGGTATGGCAGTTTTACACTGCAAGGGACACTGAGGCAGGTTTTATTTGGCGTGCTGAATAATTGTCCGCAGCACAGGTTTGTTTTCTTGACGAAGTGCTACTGGAACTTGAAGAGGTGGTCGCCGTTTCCAAAGAATGCGTGGGTCGGTGTGACGATCACTGATGGCAGTAAGCTGCGTGAGGTGCTGTATGCTTTGGCTGAAATTGAGGCTGGGCTGATATGGCTGAGCGTGGAGCCAATGCTAGGCCCGGTCGTGCCCCCGGTATGGAGGGCTGAGTGGGATATGGTTGGCTGGGTTACAGTTGGTGCTGCTACCAGACCGTACCGCCCACCGCAGGTTGATTGGGTAGAGCAGCTAGTCTATGAATGCGTTGCGGCTCGAAAGCCTGTTTTTTTGAAAGATAATCTGGTTAAGTCCCTGCCGCCCACAGTCCCGTTTTATGTTCCGCCGAAGGAGATACCGGCGAAGGGTAAGATTGAAATGGTTTACCGGCAGGAAATGCCTGACTGGTAGAAAGGAGAGAAATGGAGAACAAACTGGAGCAACAGGTATTGAGTGAGGTGGTGTTGATGGACATACTTGGGCTGACGAAGAAACAGCTAGATCATCTGCGCTGGGGTAAGGGTTTGCCTTATGTGAGCCTTCAAAGGAAAGCCCGGGTCTATATTGCTGATGATGTGCTGGAGTTTATTGAAAGGCAGGCCCGGCAGGAGCTTTACGACCGAGAATTTAAGGCGGCCTTGAGAGAAAAGAAACGTGGAGAAGCCAGCACTGGCCAATAAGAATGAAATACCGAGGATAGATGGCTGGCCGGTTCTCGGCACCGGCTACCAGTCTGGCTGGATACACCGCTGTTATTATGCTCATGCAGAGGAGGCGCTTATCGATGCTCGGCTGGCTTCCAGTTTGGTCCCGAGTAAGAGACTGTATGTGTACCCCTTTGGGCCGGTGAATCGGAGTATTGACCTGAATTTGTGGCCCGAAGGCCGGTACTGGGCGATATTTGAAAGCCCGCCGTTTCATGGCGTCTGCGGAGCATATTATTATCCGTTGCCCGATTATTACATTGTTCTTGGTGGTGATGAGTTCTTGCAGGAAGGAGATAGTCCAGAATGGGCGGAGAAAAAGAAGCAGAGAACCAGGGAGCAGTGGGAAAGCCAGCGGCACCGTGTAGAAACTGCGGTTCAAATGACTGGTGGCTCAGGGATAATGGAATAGGTCCAGCGGAGTGGCTGTGTGGTAGATGCCATCCGCGACCGGAGGGTTCGACTGATGAGGTCATGCAAAAGATGCGGGAGTCGAGAAGGGAAGCTGGTCAAGGGGCTCTGTTTACATTGCCGCCTGGGACTGGATAGCGGCCTGATAGATTCCAAGACAAACTTGCCCAGGCAAGGCGTCGCCGAAGATAGAGTTCCTCTGGCCCGGCAGGCGAAGTTCAGGGATGATGGTAGCCTGACTGATGCGCCGGCTCGGAATAGCGAACAGCCCCAGCGGGAGAAGCAAGCCGACCTGTTTCAGTATGAACGTGACCAGAAAAATCTCAGGCGCCTCCGGCGAGCTCAGAGGAAGCGGCGAAGCAGTTGAGATAGTATTGTTAAGCATAGGAGTGTACGGATAAAGATGCACTGATATAGCAGAGGGTCAGCTGGGGCTGACTTTCTTGGTTGTAGTGCTGCAACTGGTGTAAATGCTCCGATACAGGTTTGCATCATGCCGTATGAGTGTTACGCTTATAATAGGATAAAAAATAAATGGAAGGAGAAAGAGAGATGGAGGGCTTCTGGGAATTAGCAAAGGAACTGGAGAAAGAAGCGAATGATGCGCTGAAGTATACTTGGTTGATAAGAGGTATAACAGATGGTCGGGGTGAGGAAATCCGCGCAGAGACAGCCGAAGAAGCCAAGAGGTTATTTGCTGAGAAGTATCCTGAGAGGACTCGAGGTGGCAATCCGAAGATGACTAGCAACCCGATAAAGGTGAGGTAGGACTTGACTTATGTCGTATGAGTGTTTCAATATAATTAAAAGGAAAGGATAGGTGAAAGGAAATGGCAGGGAAAAAGGTAGAGGTTGAAAAAATCCAGGTCATCCCGGTGAGTGAAGGCCGATGGGCAGTGCCCTCCACTTCTCAGCCAGGGGTGAGCTATGAGGTGGTAGAGGAAGGTGGCCAGCTGGTCTGCAACTGCATGGCTGGTCTAAATGGAAGGGACTGCAAGCACCGGAAGGCGGTGAGGATTGCGATGGAACAGCAAAAGATAAATGGTGAAAGGAGACTGGCAGGCGAGATGGTTCAACCAAAACAGGAAGGCAAGGCAAAACTGACGAAGCATGGGATTGAGTTTGGGCTGGCAACCTCAGCTCTCCAAAAGCTGATCCGGAGAGGCGATGAGGAGAATGCAATTGGAATGGCGCTGGAGCTGTATGAGGTTGCCCCTCATTATCTGGCGAAAAGGCTGCTGGTGATAGCATCAGAAGATGTAGGGTTGGCTGATCCACAGACAGTTGGGCTGGTCAATCAACTGGTGATGGGCTGGACTGAAGGAAAGAGGTTCAGCTGGTATATGTCGCCTCACCAACTAATTCAGGCAGTGATGTTGCTGTGCAGAGCGCAAAAGTCGACAGAGGTAGAGGATGCCATTACTCTCACAAAAGAGAAGCTGGAGAGGGGCTGGAAGCCGGTAATTCCTCCAGAGGCTGTTGATATGCACACTCAACAGGGCAAGGAAATGGCGAAGAAGATGGGGATGAGCTATGATGAGCAGTGCAGGCAGTGGTATGAAGGCAGGCAGAGAGCAGGCATCTTCAGCAACAAATATCAGGATGAGCTGAGGAAGCTGAAGCCGGAGTGGTTTCCACAACCGGTTGACGAGAGGAAGGTACGCGAGGACATCGACACGCTGTGGCCGAAGGAGAAGTAGATGAGGCAATTAACAGCGAAGGAAATTGAGCAACTGGCCAATCAGCCTGAAGTCAAACGAATAGCAGTAGAGAACTTTTTGATGAGCATGGGTGATAACGCAGAAGATGCCAGAGCTAACCTTCGGTTTGATAATAGACTGTATCGTTGGAATCATCAGACGTTTAATGCTATCCTTGATGGGATTAGATTGGCAGAGGAGAGGAGGTGAAAGATGAGGAACTGATATTTGTTTTTGGCCGTAACCAGTACCTTGGTCGCTGTAGGCTTTATGCTAGTGGTGCTGTTTCTGACCATGGCCCTGGGAGCTGAGTGGTATGAGCCCAATTTAGCAGTAGCACTTGTTGAGACTGCTTTGTCGGTCGGAGTAATTGGGCTGGGTTTGGCTGGATGGGTTGTTCTGATTAAGGGAAGGAGGTGAATGGTGAAAGAGAAGCCTGCGGATAGGCTGAAAAGACTGAGAGCTAGCAAATCGGATGTGCTTGGGAGGATGAAAGCTATTCGCCAGTCAAAAGAAGGTGTTGGTCCTGTAGTCAGGAACGCAGACCACAAGCTGAGTATGCTGAATGATGAAGTCAACAGGATTGGCGCGAGAATAGTCAAGATAACAGATGCAATAGGAGCTGCGTGATATGAGGCAGCAGGATGTGTATATTCGAGAGGGGCGGTTTGGACAGAGTAGGGTGCGTGAGTTCTCTGGCGATGTGCCTTATAATTATTGTGAGTATGCCAGTGACAAGAGATGTATTGTCAATGGCCGGAGTCACTGCCTACTGCCAAAGTGTTACCACGATATGACGCAGGCTGAGCTGAATCACCTGAGGAAAGAATGGAAGTCGAGTGTTGACAAATGAAGAAATAGTGATATAATAATGGCAATGAGAGTGCCTAGAGCACCTTGAGCCGATAGAAGCCTGAAGAGCTCGACAGCGGCATTAGTTGTTTATCGGGCTCTTTTTTATACCTTTGTTGGTTGTAGCATTACCACTGGAGATAAAATGAAGGCGTGGGATAAGGCGTATTTAGCTGGGCTATTGGATGGGGAGGGACATGTACGGTTGTATGGGAATAGGTTATGGGTTCAAATTGGCCTGAAGAATTGCGATGATGTTTTGAATTATTTGAAGGCTAATTTTGGCGGCAATGTATATGATGGAGGTGCTTGCCGCAGGTGGATAGTTACAGGCAGAGAAGCTCATCTCTTCTTTAGAGATGTTGAACCATACTTGAGGATTAAGAAGGATAAAGTAGCGGCGTGTTTTCTGCAAATAGGCAGGAGATTGAGATTAAAAGGCACAATAAGGAGGCGAAGAAAATTATGATTCGTGGAACCGATGTCAAGTTTACAGCAGAAGAGCAAGGGGCGATGATGGCTCGGCTACGTGATGTGGTCGAGTCAAATTTTTTTATGTGGGGTGACCAGCAGGAGGAGTTCCAGATCCACATGGCTGGGATGACCGGTCGTAAGTACGCCATGACCTACAGCCATGTGACGCAGGCGACTGAGGCGATATTTGATATACTGTTCAACTGGAAGACGGCGAAGTGTATTGTTGCCTTTCAGGGTAACCAGTTTCCGTCAGTAATGTTTGCTGCTCAGAGGCAGGCGTACGATATTGAGTGGGTTGATGTCCAGCCTGAGTCGATGGCACCGGCGCTGGTTGATGTGGAGCGGATGTATAGACAGAGGAAATTTGATGTTCTGGTCCTGCAGCATACTGGCGGATTTATTACTGATGAGGTAGAGAGCATAGCTGCCTGGTGCAAAGCCAACAAGGTGTTTTTCCTTGAGGATGCGTCACAGGCGATGGGGACTTTCAAAGAAGGCTGGGCAGCTGGGCATTGGGGCGATATTTCGGTGATCAGTCTGTCAGCCACGAAATTCCTGACTACCGGTGGCCAGGGTGGTATTGTGCTGTTTGACGATAAAAGTCTTTGGGATCCACTGTTCCAACGCAAGGTGTATGGGCGTAGCGAGATGTTTCAGAAGGGTGACTGGGTAACCAAAGGCTGGAACTGCCAGATGACTGAGATGCAGGCAGCGGTTGGTAATGCGCTGTTTCCGTTTCTGGACGGCTGGATTGCTCATCGCAGAAAGATTGCTGATGTGTATGAGCAGCTGTTTGATGATACGTCTCTGCGACCATGTGGGCACCGCAGCGACCGGCCGAACTGGTATAAGTATCCTGTGATGCTGCCGCCTGATGTAGATAGACAGCAGTTCAAGGAGTATTTACTGGCCCAGGGTGTGCAGTGCTCCAGCGAGATCTATTCTCAGCCAACTTACTCGATGGGTTCGTTCGGTGGTGAGTTCAGCGATGTAAGTTTGCCTGGCTCAGAGAAGTTCTCCCGGCATCATGTTTGCCTGCCGATGCACAATGCTATGTCTATGAAAGATGCTGAGCCTGTTGGTAAAGCACTGTAATGCACCGGTGAGGGGATAAAAAGGGAAGTGAATATTAAATCACATGGTAGTGGGGAGGTGGTTGATGTGGTGGAGGAGAAGGAAGGAAGGCATCCTGGTGATAAGGGTTGCGAGTTCTCTGACAGCTGTTTAATGTGCCCTTTCCCAGTGTGTAAAGATGATGTTGGTATAGGTGAGTTTATGCGGTTTCTCAAAGGTCAGGAGGTTCGCGAGTTATGGGAACAAGGAAAGGCAGTAAGAGAGATAGCAAAAATATTGCAGGTAAGCGAGAGAACAGTCCAGCGGCGATTGCACCGATCAGGGTTGTCCCGATAGACAGCGTGCAACCTAATATTTATAATCCAAATGTTGAGGACCCGGACACGTTCAATGTGCTGGTTGAGAACATCAAGCAGTATGGCTTTACCGGTGCCATTGAGGTAGCTCCAAATGAGGATGGGCAGACGTTCATTATTGTTGGCGGCGAGCATCGGTGGAAGGCGGCAAAGCTAGCCGGGCTGAAGGAAGTGCCAGTGTCTATAGTTCCCTGGGATGAAGATATGCAGAAGATCCAGAGCATCAAGCTGAATGTTATCCGTGGGAAGCTGGACCCGCACAAGTTTACCAAGCTGTTTATGGAGCTGGAGAAGAAGTATGGCCGCGACCCACTCCGCAAGCTGATGGGTATGGGGGCGAAGGATGCCATGTTCCGCCAGCTGATGAAGGATGTCAAGAAGAGCCTGCCTCAGAGTGTGCAGGATGAGATAGAGAAGCGGGCAGATAAGATTCGGAATGTGGAGGACCTAGCGGCCGTAGTCCAGAGCCTGTATGCTCAGTATGGCAACACGCTGCAATATGGATTTGTGTTTTTCCGATTTGCAGGGAAAGAGCATCTGATGGTAAAATTAACTGAAGATGGACTGAAGCGTTTGCGAAAAATAACTCAGCAATGCTCTGAGACTGGTCAAAACATAAATGAGAGGATTGAAGAGGTGATAGTTGCCACGCGGTAAGAAGATAATAGATAAACTGCCAGTAGAGGAGATAAGAGCTTTATATTGGCAGGAGCAGAAGTCTACTTATGAGATATCACTAATCTTTGGCTGTTGCTATAGTACGATTCGTGATTTGCTGTTCAAAAATGGCGGCTTGCGTAGGAAGACAGACGCAGCCCGGTTGGCGATAGCACAGGGTAGACGAAAGCAGAAGAATCTTCTCAAAGGGTCGGATTCGCCAAGTTGGAAAGGTGGCCGTTATGAAAGTAAAGAAGGCTATGTATTCATATATCTTCCAAATTATCATAGGGCTATGTCCAATGGTTATGTTCGGGAACATATCTTAGTTTGGGAAGAGGCGCATGGGGAAATATTGCCAAAGGGATGGGAAGTCCATCATCTCAATGGGATTAAAAATGATAATGCCCCAGACAATCTATGTGCTCTTAGGAAAAAGAAGCATCAGCTATGGATACCGGCTTTGCAAGAGCGTATCCGCACATTAGAAAGAGCTCTAAAGGATATAGCTGCTCACTGTGCTGAAGAGGGTAAGGATATAAATGCCGAGATGGTTAAGAGACTTGTTGGCTAGGTTTTTTCAGAAGCGGAGGCAGTTTGTTAGTTACGGCGGCTTCCCGAGGAACAGTAGAGACATAAGGTTACATAGACGGAAGAGATGGATATTTTTCGGAAAGGAGAGTGTAGATAGATGACTGTAACGATTGCTGCATTGCAAGAGGCGGTAGCAAAAGAACTGGGGGTGGAGAAGGTAGGCTTTGATGCTAAGTCAGGCAAGTTCATGTGCCGGTGTGGGCGGTGTGGCCAGATGGAAGTATCAGGTGGTACAGTGCAGGGGTTATATGAACAGCACCAGCTAGAGAGGTTGAAGAAAGTGCATGATAACAAAGTTTTGAAGAGAGAAGGAGTGATTGCCCGAGGTACGAATTTCAAGCAGCCACCGGAAGAAGTGCTGAAGTGGCTGTTTGAGGCGAAGGTAGATATCAGCGATGTGTACCGGCTCAGGGTGCTGAAGAGAAATGGTGGTGACAGTGCTGAGGTAGGGTTGTGGTTGTTCTGCCGTAACGATAAGGGTTACAGGTATGTAGGTCCTGATGGCAAGCCTGCTCGCAAGTCAGTGAAGATGATTTGCAAAGAACTGCCCAAGTTCATTGAGGATGAATATGGGTATCCCATGGAGCAATATGGTGATGAAACGGAGCTACCAGGGGAGTAAAGGGGGGTAATATGCTGATAAACTGGTTTCTGAATAGCAAGACTGGTATGGCCGAGTGGAGGATTACCACTGCTGAATGCAATTTTTACTTTCAGCAGCCGCTTGACAGCTTTTTTAAGCTGGTAGATGGGCTGCACGAAGCGTGCTGCAGTGTAAAGGCTATGATGCAGGATGGGCTTGACTCAAAAGCAGCTATTGCGGAGTGGCAGAGGATGATTCGAGAGGAACAGGAGAGTGAAGCTAAAGAGAAGTCGCAGCTTAGCTGTGTACTGAAGGACGATAAAGGTAATGTTGTTGGTGAGACTGACAGGCTGTATGAAGTATCCGGCGATGAGGTTATGTTTGATGAGGTGTTGGTGAAAGGCAGTATCGGTGATAAGGTCTGGTATAATGGCCAGTCTTTGGCTGTGGTAAGCATTGCCAGCCAAATTGGTTTGCTGGTTGATGGTAGAGGCGCTCGGGGACCGGTGATGCACGGTGTTCGATGTAAGGTGGTGAAATGATGGAACAGACATGGGCTGACAAGTTGTCATTTTGGTTTGAAAGGTCGCATTACTGGCGGGGGCAGCAGGTGAATCCGTATTACTGGTACTGGCATGATTATCGGTGCCGGCTAGAGCCCTGGACTTACGAATGGCGAAGACATGTGAAGAAGTGGTGGTGGGTTGTTCTATTGAAATTAGTGCTAGGCGGAGGTGCTCTTATCTGGTTGTTGCTATTCCCATGCAGCCATGCCGCGACCTGGGTAAAGGTTATTGTCATGGTGGCAGCCATAATCCTTGTGGGTTTCTATGCCTGGCTGCTTTTGCATCTGGGGTGCTTTGCCCTGCGGTTCTATAATAAAATTAAGGGAAGGAGAAGTTAAATGGCCTTGAAAAAGAGATTAGATGCAATAACATTAGCTTATGTGGCAGGCATTGTTGATGGAGAAGGCTGTATCAGGATTGATAAAGCTAAGGGGCGTACAAGTAAAAGAGGATATTGTTATGTTCTTGTACTAACAGTCAGCAACACCAACGAATGGCTTTGTCAACATCTGAAAAATTTATTTGGCGGATGCACTTTTGCCTGTTACCATCAGAAACCGCGAAAAGTCTGTTGGGAATGGAGGGTTGCTGCATTAAAAGCTAGGGCAGTATTAGAACAGATTGCTCCTTATCTAACCATTAAGAAGCCACAGGCTGAATTAGCACTTCAATTTCAGAAACGCCGAAGGCATAGGGGTGGGAGGATTGGAATGACTGAAGCAGAATTAGCAGTAGATGAAGCTGAATTTATTATTATGAAAGCTCTCAAAACAGGAGGTGGATGATGAATCAATTTATTGGGGGATGGTTAAAAGATAAGTATGACCGAAGAGATTTTTTACGTAAGGCGACTTTCAAGGAGATTCCGCCAGTTGTTGTACTCGAGGAGTATCTGCCGGAGGTCAGGGTTCAGGGAAATGTTGGCTCCTGTGTCGGGTTTGGTATAGGCGCTAACCTAGTAGCCAGGGCGAAAAGGTTTGGTGCTTATACTGAATGGTTCAGCCCGACCTGGATTTACAACGGCGCCAGGTATCTTGAGGGCACGCTGACGCAAGATAATGGCTGCTACCCCAGAGATGCTCTGCACTGGCTATATCAGAAGGGGTGTCTTTTGGAGCAGTTCTGGCTGTATGACCCGGAGGAACTGGATCTCATGGCACCGCCTTCGCATTTGGAACCAGAGGCGGCTAAGTATCCTTTACTGTCCTACTATCGTGTCGTGGATGGAGTCACTGGTATATGTGAGGCACTGGCTGATGGGCATTATGTCTCTATCGGCACGCCGTGGTTTGATAAGTGGATAAGCCCTAAAGATGACAGACTGGCCGAGGTGAGTATCCGTGATTCGGTAGCTGGCGGACATGAGACTTGTCTTTGGGGCTATGATAAACAGGCACAAGTATTCTTTGGCGTAAATAGTTGGGGCACTGAGTGGGGTGATAGAGGATTGTTTACGATGCCTTTCTCTGCCTTTGATGTGTTCAAGCAGAAGGGTGGGTATGATGCTCACTATATTGGCTTGGAGGCAGCTCCGGAGGAGACTGAGGAAAAGGATAGCTCTTGTCCATTTGCCAAAGGATATGCTGGGCTGGGCAATCTAATTGCTAGGCTCCTTGGGAGTCATTCGAGGGTAAAGGCAGTAGGATGACCTTTGAGGAGATTGTGGGGAGACTACCAAAGCTATGAACTTATTAAGAGAAGTTGCAGAAAAAGTAAATAGACCATTCTCAGTTAAGTTGGCTGAGACTAGGGAAGTTATTAAACACCACTTTGAGGAGTTTGGCAATAAGGTGGCAGTTGCTTTTTCTGGCGGTAAGGATAGCGAGGTTGTTCTTTGGCTATGTCTCCAAATCAATCCGAATGTGCCAGTAGTATTTAATAATACGGGCGTTGAATATCCTGAGACAGTTAATTTTGTGGCGAAGTTAGCTGAGGAGTGGAACTTAAATCTAATCGTTACTCATCCCGAAAAAAGTTTCTGGGAATGTATTGAACAATATGGATTTGCCAAGGGTAAGACAATGAAAGGAAAGGGCAATGCCCGATGTTGTTATTGGCTTAAAGAAAAGCCGATGCTTTTGGCGATACGCCAGAATGATTGGCTTGGTTATTTTACGGGAGAAACAGCAAGTGAAAACCGCAATCGGATGTTTTGGGCTAAAGAGAAGGGTATGTGCTCACACCTTAAAAATGAGGATGTGTGTAAAATAAAACCGATATTGTGGTGGACTGAAGCGGAAGTTTGGGACTTTATTCACAAAGAGGGCTTACCACTCAATGAGGCTTACATCAAGGGAGCAAAAAGGGTTGGCTGTTTGCCTTGCACAGCTTATAGCAAGTGGGAACAAGAGATGCAGAGACTTAACCCAAAGCTCTATGAAATTATTAAGTTGAGAAAGGATAATCAATATGTCATGCGACTTCCAATGGCTGTTCCCAATCCGTAATGAGACTGTAGGATGACCCTTGAGGAGATTATAGGGAGACTAAATGAAAGGAGGAGAAGATGGAGATACCACTTGAGGTGATTAAATGGCTAAAAAACAATGCCTATGCTGTAAAGGAGAAAGACTACTGGTTTTTATCTGACTTCCCGCCTGATATGGTTCCCGAAAAACTTGAAATTCCAATGAGAAGCAGGATGTGGAAGTTAATAGTTAAGATAACTACCCTGGAATAAGGCAGGAGATGCCCAATCCGTAATGAGACTGTAGGATGACCCTTGAGGAGATTGTGGGGAAAGGAGAAGACAATGATATGCACTAGATGCGGAAGGGAATTAGCCGAATGGCACTTTGGGGAAGAGCATTATTGTCAAATGTGTTGGGAGGCTCATTGCAGCGAAGAGTGGTGGCGATTAAATGTTTGGCAGAATGGAATCTTCCCAATCCGTAATGAGAGTATAGAATATGAACCCATATTTTGAAGATAATCTGGTAAAAATCTATAACGGCGATGCACGCAATATGAGCAAATTGCTAGATAATTCCGTTCAATGCGTGGTGACTTCTCCACCATACTGGGGTTTAAGAAAGTATTCTGGCTTACCTGATTTGATATGGGGGAATAAGGATTGTGAGCATAGGTGGGGGAATATAATCCCCAATCCGATGTGTAAATCAGGTAAGCACAGTTCAAAAAGCATTGTCGCCGAAGGCACTAAAATAGCTGAGCACGAGATTAGGATAAATAGCAATCAAGGCTCGTTCTGTTCTCTCTGCGGTGCGTGGAAAGGTCAGTTAGGGCTTGAACCTACACCCGAACTCTATCTTGACCATCTTGTTGAGATATGCCGTGAGATAAAAAGAGTAATGAGAAAGGACGGCGTATTTTTCCTTAATTGCGGGGATAGCTATATGAGCCACGGTGGGGACAGGTCTAAAATTGGTGGTTTTCAAGCTAATCCTAATCAAGACAGATTGGAAGCAGAAAACTCTATGTCTATGAAGAAGAAAACAAATGATATTCTAAAAGATAAAGACCTTTGCTTAATACCGTTCCGTCTAGCTATTGCCCTACAGAGTGATGGCTGGTGGGTAAGGTCGATTATTATCTGGTCAAAGCCCAATCCTATGCCAGAGAGCGTTACCGATAGACCCACAGAGAGCCACGAATATATCTTACTTTTAACAAAATCGGCTCGCTATTACTGGGATGCGGAGGCGGTGCGAGAACCCTATACCGAACCACTGAATCGCTGGGGTGGCCCCGAATTCCGAGATAGTAGCCATAATATTAGAAGTGTCTGGGAATTTCCCACACAACCTTACCCCGAAGCCCACTTTGCCGTATTCCCAGAGAAGTTACCAGAGATATGTATTAAGGCAGCCAGTAAAGTAGGTGACCTAATCCTTGACCCCTTTGTAGGGAGTGGGACTACTCTATGGGTAGCAAAGAAATTGGGTAGGCGGGCTGTGGGGTATGAGTTATCAGAAGAATACTGTCAGCTTGCCCTTGAAAGAAATAGGCAGATGGCTATGGAAGTATAAAATATGATATGTCCCTATTTTACAAAAACTAAAATTAAGTTACGCAAGAAACACACTATTGCGGATGAGTGCCAAGTCTGCCCATTAAGGGACGAAACAGGAGACTGTATAAAAGACATACACGAAGATGCTAGTGAAATGGCTTTGAAATGCTAGATTAGGGTTGTAATTCGACAGCGAAATGAAAAAATCGAGTAAAGCTAAAACAGATAAAAGCACAGTGCGAAAGTACCGACACTTCGATGAATTGCGGGATTGTCTGGCAAGTGGATGGTCTGTGCCGGCAGTGCATGAATATTTGATTAAGCGCTATGGTCCGGATGGGATACCAACTGCTACAGCTATAATGAGATGGCGAGATAAACACTTGGAGCCAGCGGCCCGTGTGATACCGCACCAGGTCATACAGAGCAAGCTCAAAGGAGTGGCGTTCAGAGTTGATGTCATTGGGCACCTGAGCCGGCTGATTGCTCTGTGTGAGGACAGGGTAGCTCGAGGCATTGCTAAGGAGGATGAGTTTATGGGGATGCCGCTGGCAGTCAACGATGGTGTGATACAAGTGTACCTGCAGGCGATAATGGATTATTTGAAGGTAGCACAGGACTTAAACTTGCTGCCAAGCCCGCCACCGCCGCTGTTTGATTTCAGGTCGCAGACCCTGGTGGTTTCTCCGGAGACTTTAATCAGGCTGAAGGAGACAGTGAGGGAGATTAAGGCGATGGAAATTGCAAACTAGCATAAGGTGGCAAATGGCTAATACAGTGTGTTGGTGTGTTAAATGCAAAAAGGAGGTAGTCCCAGTGCGGGGTGAGTTCCAGCATCCTCATTTGGGGAGTCAGAGTTGCTTGATTTGCCCGGATTGTCACAGCATGGTGATACCGAAGGATGAAACCAGACCGAAGGAGCCTGCATGAAGCCGCCACTGACCGCTAGTAAGTATGATGACTACCAGACGCCGCCGAAGGCGTTAAAGGTTATACCAGAATGATTACAAACCCGGATGGGACAAAGATGATGTGGTTGTGGTTTGATGATTCCCGAGGAGAGGCCAGCCGATGACGACTGAAGTAATTGCAGCGCTGCCACCTGAAATAGAAGAGTACCGGCAGCTGATTAAGAGCCGGCTGAGGTGGCATACTCGCTTTGTTCATGGGTATAGTATGCCTTGGCATCAGCTGGTCTGGACTGAGGCACTCGAGGATTTTTCCATCAAGCGTCTGCTGATTGTTGCACCGCCTAAGTATGGTAAGGCTTTAGCTTTAGATACACCAATACCAGTCCCGACAGGCTGGAAGACTATGGGAGAATTAAAAGTTGGCGACGCTGTATTCGCTGGTGATGGTACGGTCACGAATGTGGTTGGCGTGTCACCGATTTGGAGAGGCCGTCGCGTGTTTCGCGTCGAGGATAAACTAGGTCATTATGTAATCGCTGATGCTGCACACGAATGGATAGTGCGATTGAACCGTGAACGGCCCACGGTGTATACAAGGCATGAGACGGAATGGCTTTATAGGCGCCAGCACGGATTATCTGGCGCTCGAGCATTTTATCTGGGGGTGCATGGTGGATTAAAACTCCCTGACGTTCCGTTGCCGATACCACCATATACATTAGGTGTCTGGCTAGGAGATGGAGACTCAGACGCTGGTAGATTCACCTGCGGCGATGCGGACCGGGCCTTCATTTCATCTGAGATAAGAAAAGATGGATTCCAAGTAAAAGACCGCACTAGGTTAAGAGCCACTATTTACGGGCTGTCTCGCTTATTAAGGATAAATGGACTATTGCAGCACAAGAAAATCCCTGCGGAGTATCTGAGGGCATCGCCGAATCAGAGATTGTCTCTGTTACAAGGTTTAATGGATACCGACGGGTATGTTGCTAAAGACGGTGATGGCGGTGAGTTTTGCAATATGAATGAGGGGTTGGCTGAACAGGTTGCCGAACTGGTGGTATCGCTCGGTATGAAGTGCTCTTTGGTTTCTGGTAACGCCATCTGTCAAGGGAAGGACTGTGGTAAAAAATACCGTGTTCTGTTACGTGGCGAGAGTGTCTTTCGCTTGCCCCGCAAACTGGCGAGATGCCATAAATCATCAAGGTCTGGTCATTATATCACCATATTGCCTGCGGGGGTGGCTGATACTAAATGTATAGAGGTTGAGCATAATTCCCATACTTTCCTGGCGGGAAAGGGTATGTTTCCAACCTGTAATTCTCCGGCGGTCGGTGTTGACTACTTGGGCTGGCGCATTGGCAATAACCCAGAGGGGTATCATTGTATCTACGTGTCGAACACAGTGTTACAGGCTAATAGGTTCAGCGTAGCCCTGCGTGACACGATTGCCTACAATGAGAACTACCGCTTTCTGTATGGCTTGGAGCCTGATGTTAATAAGGGATGGGCGGAAAGGGAGTGGTTTGTCAAAAGAACTAATGAGGCAGATAAGGACCCGACGCTGCAGGCCTGTGGTGTAGGTGGGCCGCTTCTTGGCGCTACTGTAGAGGAGGTCATATTTGATGATATAGCTGACCAGGAGAATATGGCGACTGAGTATCAGAGGCAGAAGCTAATGGAGTGGGTTAGAGGAACGCCTATGAGCCGTCTGGTCCCTGGGGCGACTAGAGTGATTATGATTTGCACTCGGTGGCATGAGAACGATCCGGCTGGCGAGTTTGAGAAAGAAGGCTGGGTAGTTATACAGCAGCAGGCGATTGATGAGGATGGGAAGCTGACCTATCCAGGCTATTGGACGTGGGAAGATTTAGAGGACCGGCGCCGAGACCTTGGCAACAGACTGTTTGAGATGATGTTTCAGGGCAGGGTAATGCCGGCTGAAGGTGGTATTATCAGGAAGGAGTGGTGGAGGTACTGGAAGCAGGGCATGGCTCCTTGGCAATTGCCTATCGACAGCTCAGATTTTAAGCCAATCAGGGGGATAGTTCAGAGCTGGGATACAGCATTCAAGGAGAAGCAGGCTAATGATTTCAGTGCCTGTTCTACTTGGGCTGTATTAGATACTGGCTATTATTTGCTGGATGTCTGGCGAGGCAAGGTGGAGTTCCCGAGGCTGAAGCAGGTGGCTGTGAGCCTGCATGACCAGTGGAAGCCGATAGCGGTATTGATTGAGGATGCCGCTTCCGGCCAGTCGCTGATTCAGGAGTTAAAATCTAATACCAGAATACCGGTGATTGCCATTAAGGTTGACAAAGACAAGGTGTCCAGAGCTCATGCGGTGACCCCGATGTTTGAAGCTGGTAAGGTGTTCTTGCCCGAAGAAGCACCCTGGAGGCCGCAGTTTGAGTATGAGCATGAGATATTCCCCGGTGGTATCAATGATGACCAGGTGGACACGACCACGCAGTTTCTGAACTGGGCGAGGAGATATGTGGTAACTGGCCCACAGAAGGCAACAGGGCTGGAGAAGAAATCGATGTGGAAGGTGGTATAATGGACAAAGGGGCATTGACGCAAAGTAGTTTGCAGGTGAAAATGAATAAAGAGGAGGTGGGTGATGGCTATTAAAGGCAAGAAGGGGGATGTCAGCCAGGTTATAGGTGTAACCGGCCTGAGAATATGGGGTGGTGTTCTCGGCGAAGAATATTTGGCGGTGCTGAAGGGAACTAGGAAGGTAAAGGTCTTCCGAGAGATGCAGGATGATGCCGTTATCGGCTGTCTGCTGGATGCTATCATAATGCCACTGATGGCTGCAGAATTTGAGACAGTGCCGGCAGGTGACGCTGAGAAGGATAAGCAGAATGCCGAGTTTCTCTGGCAGTGCATGAACGATATGACCAAGTATAGCTGGCGGCAGCATGTGCTAGATATGCTGGGCATGCTTGCCTGGGGCTGGGCGGCCTCAGAGATGGTGTTTAAGAAGAGGTTGGGTCAGGATTCTGATAGACCGTCTCAGTATAATGATGGTAAGCTGGGCTTCCATATTCTTGACCCGCGTGGGCAGGAGACGCTGGACAAGTGGAAGATGGATGATGAGTTTAATGTTGAGCTCATGGTGCAGAAAGACCCGAACAGCAGTCAGCTGATTGAGATAGAAAGCTGGAAGTTGCTTCATGCCACATTCCGGTCTAGGAAGAGGTCGCCAGAAGGTTTAAGCCCGTTAAGGTCGCTGTATCGTGAGTGGTATACCAGAAAGAACTTGGAGGTCATAGAGGCCATCGGCGCTGAGCGTGACCTATGTGGCTTGCCGGTGTTCCGTCTGCCGTATGGTGCTTCTGATGCTGACAAGGTGGCAGCGGAGTTATTGATCCGTAATCTCCGTCAGGATGAGGAAGCAGGTCTGGTTTTACCTCCACCCCCAAGTCCGGATGCCAATGTTTCGAAGTGGGAGTTTGAGCTGATTAGTTCGCCAGGGCAGAAGCAATTTAATGTGCGTGAGATAATCAGAGACTTGAACAAGGTGATCCTGATGAGATTTTTTGCCCAGTTCTTATTGCTGGGTATGGAGAAAGTAGGCACGCAGGCACTGGTTGAAGGCTCTCAGGACTTTTTCAGCTTGGCGTTGACGTCTGTCCAGCAAGAGCTTCTGGAGACTTGGAATCAGCAGTTAGTGCCGTTACTGTTTGCTATGAATCCGCAGATGCTCTCCGGCGCTTCAGGGATGCCGACGATAGATTGGGCTGGTCCTGGTAGCAAGGATGTACAGAGGGTTGTGACCATGGCTAAGGATATGGTGGCGGCTCAGCTTCTGACTCCGGAAGAGAAGCTGGAGGATTATTTGAGGACGATCACAGGACTCCCAGACAGGCCCGAAGGTATTGGTCAAGGTCCCCGGTCGCCAGTGGCACCGCCAATGCCAGGCTTGCTGTCCTATGAGTGGTATGAGTTGCCTGATGGTAGCTGGCTGGCCAGACCGAAGAAGGAGAAGATTCAGCTACATGCTCAGCCTGATGTTGGCGATGTGCATATTCCAACAGCAATAAAGAGGAAGAGGCGTGACCACTGTATGCTCTGTGAGGAGCCGCCGATTGTTGAGGTGCTCTGGGCTGAAGGTATGGCGCGGGCTTGGTTCTGTGCTGCCTGCTATAAGGAGTGGAAGGCTGAATCGGAGACACATGAGGTTGTCGAAGAGCGAAAGGTTGAAGGCGGGACTGTGCCTCAGCGGTGGGCAGGCTATGAACAGGAGGTTGATGAGGTTGCCAGCTTTGTTGATGTGGCCGGCATAAAGGGAAGGCGTGGCAGTTCGAAGATTGGCAAAGCGACGAATGAGTATCAGGGGCTGCTGACCAATATCTATGACCGGTGGGCTAAGACAGCCCAAAAAGCTATTCTGGTGGCTGATGAGGCTGGTGCAAAAGGCAAGGAGCTGACGAAGGTGATTGATAAGCAGCTGCTGGCGTTAGCCAAGGGGCTGAAGGCTGCAGCTCAGAAGCATATTGGTGAGGCGTTCCGTCTTGGTATGAAAGGTCAGCTTGACCGGCAGGCAGAGAAGCTGTTGGAGAAGCAGGTAGAGCAGAATAGTAAGTTTGTTGATGAGAGTCTGATCCCGAGAATCAGAGAAAAGATTGTAGCGCACTTGGATGAGCTCAAGGAAAAGCATCAGTACCAGCTTGATGCAGTTGGTTTGCTCGGGTTGCTGGTGTCGATGAGAAGTGAGCCGGTAGGCTTTGCTGGCGCTTTCTGGAGTGGTATTTTTATAGGTGCAGGCTTGAATAGGCAGCGAGAAGATAAGAAGAGAATAGAGGAGGGCATGAAGCCGCGGCGTGTAAGGTGGGTTCTTGACCCTGCGGCTGAGCACTGCCAAAAGTCGGCTCATGGTCATGGTTGTCCGGACCTGGCTGGTGAGTATGAGAGCTGGGAAGATATGCCAACAGTGCCAGCGGGAAGCGTGACCTGCTTGGGAAATTGCCGTTGTAGAATCATGATAGAAAATGATTCAGGAGAGTGGGAATATGCTGCTTAAAAGAGGTCGTGAAATTGGGATTAAGTCTGGCGATTTATATGTTAAGGCATCCTGTATCAATTGTGGCCTAGAGAGATGGGTTAAGAAGGCGGATTTCGATGCTGGCAAACAGCAGTATTGCAAAAAGTGCTATCTAGCCCCGAAGATAGAAGGTGACCGCAAACGGATATTGGCTGAGCATCCTGATATAAAGGATGTTAAGCATAGTTCTGAATTGGGTAAATCTGGGGATTGTTTATATGTTTTGGTCGAATGTCCTGAGTGCGGTAAACCAAAATGGATGAGGAAATCTGCTTATGAACGTGGTATAAACCTGTTATGTCGCTCTTGTGGTGGCCGTCAGGGTATGAATAAACGAGGCAGATACGGCTGTAAAAAGCATCAAGGCTATGTGATGGTTACTGTGCATCCAAATGACCCGATGCGAGTTATGGCTCATAAGAGTGGCTGGGTGTTGGAGCACCGATTGATCATGGCTCGACATCTTGGCAGGCCTTTGCTGAAAGGTGAGCAAGTGCACCATAGACCGGATGTAGCCAAAGACGACAACCGAATAGAAGGACTTTACCTAATGCCTGACCTTGCCGCCCATGCTAGGCTACTTCCTTGTGCAAATTGTGAGCTGAAAAAAGAGATCCGTTTACTGCGCTGGCAGATTAAGGAACAGAATGAGCAAATTAAGAATTTGACTTCTCTTTTGATGCTGAGGGAGGAATAAGATATGGCAGATGCTGAAATTCGTTGTAGGAAATGCGGCAAGCTCCTAGCTAAGGATGTTGAAGGCGTACTGGAAGTGATGAATGGCAATAAGGCTATCAGGGTGTATGGGGCTGTAGCGGTGGCTATTGATTGCCCACGTTGCGGAGCCACTGTTGATTTGCCCCGTAAATTGCCACTGAGGAGTAAGTAAGTTGCCGAGCAGGAAGTGGCGGTTAGGTATATTGATACTGTGCCGGAAGTGTGGCCAGCCTGGAGGCACGTTAAAGAGGATTGATAAAGGCGTTTATGAGCATGAGCAGTGTCCGGTTGTTAAACCGAAGGCGAGGAAAAGTAGTCTTGTAGTTGCTAGTAGCCCACTGGTGACAGCGCGGCGCAAACTGCCACCCGGGCTGTTGCGGACAGGTCATTCTTGACAAGAAATCACGGAGGTGTTATAGTAGTACTAATTTAATAAGAGGCTAGAAGCCCGGAGCCGATAGAGGCTGGAAGCCCGACTTGCGGTATTGTGAGTCGGGCTTTTGTTTTGCTCACTGAAGATGGTGGAAGGCCAGGCTTGAAGGTGTAGGCGGGAGCCAGTTTCTAGGGCTGGCAGTAAGTGGGCATAGTGGCAGTAGGAGGTGATCGATGCCGTTCGCAGGCTATCCTAATTTTGCTGCTTGTGTAGCTGATAAGCAGGGTAAGGCTGATGACCCTGCAGCGCTGTGTGCTTGGTTAGAACATGAGACGACAGGCAAGTGGCCAGGTGAGATGACGCAGGGTCTGCCGGCTGGTATCAAGGATAAGTTCTGGCAAGCCTTTGGTGGATACATGGATAATGAGAAGAATGAGGCAAAGGCTATGGAGTTTGCGGTAAAAGCAGTTGCTGATGCTGGCTGGGTCTGGCAGAAGCATGGCTGGGCTCGTAAGGCTGAGCACAAGATGCAGATGCAGGCAGTGTTAGGCGTCCCGATATTTGCTACGGGCACGCATAATGACGAGAAGTATACGGCTGCCGACCTGAAGGAGATGGTCACAGCTTTTAAGGAACTCAAGGGAATACTGGACCCACCGGTGAAGATTGGGCATACCAGCGATGAATTTAACCGAGCTCTTGCCGAAAAGATGGGCATAGAGCCAGAGCTTATAAAAGGCGAAAATGGCAATGGCGTGATGGCGTTTGGCTGGATAGATGACCTGCGTGTGTCCGGTAATGTTTTGTATGCTGACCTGGCTGATGTTCCGCAGCCAGTTGCCGAACTGATTGAGAGTAAGAGCTACAATAAGGTCAGTGCTGAGGTGATGTTTGATTTTAAGCACAAGGATAAGACGTATCCCAAAGTGTTGTGCGGACTGGCGTTGCTTGGAGCTGAGTTGCCGGCTGTTCGTGAAAGTGGTTTAGAGACAGCGGCTGTTTATATGGTGACCCGAGAGCCTGATTCGGTGATTGAGTTTGCCCTGGACTTGGATGCCGATGTTACGTTCGAGATGCTGCAGCCAGCAATGACTGATATTGAGGAGGCGATTGAGAGGCAGATGAAGGGCAAGGCAGGCGTCAGTATAATCCGAGCTATGTGGAAGGAGGTGAAAGGTAAGGTAAAACACATGCTGGAGGCAAAGAAGCACAGCATGGGTGACATTCCGCCTGAGATTCAGGCGTATGCAGATGCAAATTTCCAAGGCAATGTCGAAGGCCTGATTAGATGGGCTGGTGAGGTGGGCTTCAATGGTTGCGTGAGTGCGGTTTCAGGTAAAGAGGGTATTACTGACCCTGAACGCTTATGCGGATGGCTGAAGGCGCAAGCACGTGAACGTGGATGGCTTTCACCGGCACACCAGTCATTAGAAAAAGGAGAGGAGGTCCAGAACATGAACAAGGAATTTTTGAAGGCTTTGGGGCTGGCCGAGTCTGCTAAGGATGAGGATGTTATGGCAGCACTGAAGAAGCTCCAGGACGGAAAGGTCGATTTGACAGCATTGTTTACCGCTCTTGGCTTGCCACCCGAGGCAACTCTTGAGGATGCGGTCAAGGCAATCGGTGCTCTAAAGGAGCAGGCTGCTGCCGCTGTTAGTGGTGCGACAAAGCAGTTCAGCGATAGAGTTACCCAGCTCGAGAAGGATAACAAGGCGCTGAAGCGCGAGAACCGCAAGGCTTATTTTAAGGAGATTGCTGCTGGGCTGAAGGCAATCAGCGGCACTCCGGATGAGCTCGCCGAAGAGCTTGTCAGCCTTGAGGAGTCTGCTGGTGAGGAGACAGTCAAGAAAATCCTGGCACGGTATCAGGACCAGAATAAGCGTTTGATTGCCGCCGGCGTGTTCAAGGCCAAGGGCACTTCTGCAGCGGGTGGTGAAGAGGAAGACCATGAGTTCCTCAAGAAGGTGAAAGCGCATATGCAGGAGAAGCATGTAGACGAGGCAACAGCGCAGGCTGTAATCCGCAAGGCTGAGCCTGTTCTGTTCAAGGACTACATGGCCACGAGAAAAATCGTTACCCGAGCTGTCGAAGGCAGCGAGGACTAACAGGAAGAGGTGAAATAGATGGCAAACAATATTGATGGACCTGAGATCACCCTGAAGGCATACGGCGACCTGTCCGCTTACCAGTTCCATATTATGAAGGTCGGCACGGATGGCAAGGCTAATCTGGCAACTGACCCAGATGACCATACGGCCTGCATGATTGGGATACTCCAAAACAAGCCCGATGCTGCAGATGAACCGGCAGTGGTTAGAATTGAGGGAGTTGCTAAAGTAGTGGGTGGGGCTACAATTGCTGCCGGCACAAAGGTGACATGCGATGGTGACGGCCACCTGGCCGCGGCAGTTTCTGGCGATAATGTCATTGGCATTGCGCTTGAAACTGCTGGTAGCACTAAAATCACCCAAATCTTGCTGTGCCATGGCTCGACTATAAGCGACGCCTAAGTTTAAGAGAGAGGAGGAGGTGAAATAAAATGGCACAACCAACACCGAGTGATGTCCATATTGATGCTGCGTTAAGCAACATCTCGATAGCCTACCGGAATGACAGCTACGTGGCTCAAAAGGTATTCCCGATTGTCCAGGTAGACAAGCAGTCAGACAAGTACTTCATATTTAGCAAGGCGTTCTGGTTCCGCAACAGTGTGGAGCGCAGAGGCCCCGGCTCTCGGTATGCGGAAGGTGGACTTGAGTTGAGCAGCACCAATTACGAGTGTATCAACAAGGGTCTGAGCTTCCCGCTGCCCTGGGAATCGATTGAGAACCAGGATGCAGCGATTGACCTTGAGTCTGACGGCGCTGAGTGGCTGGCTGACCAGTTCCAGCTGGACCGGGAGATAGCCCTGGCTGCCAAGATCTTCAATGCTTCTGCTTGGGGCACGACAGCTGGGCTGTCAGGAACCAGTATGTGGAGCGACTATGCCAACAGTGACCCGATTAGCAACATCGAGACAGCGAGGGAGACGGTTAAGAAAGCAATTGGCCGTTACCCCAATGTCATGCTGATGGGCGCTGAGGTATGGGATAAGCTCAAGTTCCATCCTGACCTGCTTGATATCTACAAGCACACGTCGGTTGCTGTTCTGACCCCTGACCTGGTGGCTAAGGTCTTCGATGGCATTGAGCAGCTGCTAATCGGCAATGCGATTTACAACAGCACTGCTGAAGGCGTTGCTTTCAGTGGTGGCTATATCTGGCCGAAGAATGTGTTGCTGCTCTATGTGCCGAAGAGCCCGAGCATCCGAACACCGGCAGCTGGCTACACCTTTGTCTGGAAGCAGAATGGCTATGCCATCGCTATCGAGCGTGTGGAAGAGCGTCTGCGAAAGAGGGATGTGTTGCTGGCTGACCATGCCTTTGACCAGAAGGTGGTCGGCAGCGACTGCGGCTATGAGATCACAACTGCAGTAGCATAACCGAAAACAGAATAGATGCAGTGTTGTAGCGCTGCAAACGGAAGGAGGTTTCCGATATGAAGTTCGAGGTGCTAAAGCCGTTTACTTGGGCAGGGCAAGACCTGAAGGTGGGTGAGACTTTGGAGATTCCAGATGAGTCTCCGAAGATTGGCTCGCTTGCTAGGTCAAAGTTTATTCGTGTTGCAAGCGCCCTGCCCAAGTTTGTTTCCAAAGAGCTACCAAAGGTCGAAGAGGTAGTTCAGGAGATGGGATCCGAGGAGAAGGGCCGGTCTGTTGAGGTGGCTGCTACTCGGGACCCGAAAGAGATAATTCGCCAGGCGAAAGCCAAAGCCGCTGCTAAAAAGTAGCGGCAATCTGAGGTGAGGAGGAGGAAAAAATAAAATGCAGAGATGGCGAGGGACTCATGTTTTTGACCAGGTGAGGCTGTCTGATGACAAGTATCTGAAATTTGGAGACAGCCAGGATTTCACCATTCGCTGGGATGGCACGAATAACCGGTTGGAGTTGTCCAGAGCGGCTAATACGCTGACTGACCCGGGCCGGCAGATTTATGCCAGCTTCACAGCGACTGGTGCAGTGGCTTCAGGGAAGTCGCTAACTGGCATCCAGATTAGTGCCACGTTCAATGGTACTGGCAATAATGGCAGTGTGACGGCGGCTGAGTTCAAGGCTCGGCATACGACAGGCAACGCAGCGACGGTAGTCCAGCTGAGGGGCGTAGTCGGCAACGCCGATGCCAAGAACGGCATTGTGACGACAGCCTATGCCGTTGAGGGGTCGATTGATGTCAGTGCCGGCGGCTCGGTTGGCACCAGTGCTTGTTTCCATGGCAACCTGAACAACAGCGGTACGGTGACCACCAGCTACGGCGTGTTCGTGGAGGGTGTCTCAGGCAACAACTTGACCAAAGGTATCTTCATGCAGTACGTCACCACAGGCGTTGGTATCAGCGCTGCGACAACTGGTATCGACATCGGTAATGTCACGACCGGTATCACGTTCACAGGGACGATAGGTGTAGCGATTACATTTGCCAGCACCACCCTGACGCCTGATTCTACTAGGAGTAACTGTGCTCTCGGCATAGGTACTCGGGCAACTGAAAAAGATATCACAATGGCTGCTGCTGCTACTCAACATCTTGACCCGATTCAAATGAACCTCAATATCATCGGAGCTAATCCTACTGGGTCAAGCACAGTCAATGGTATTTATCAGTTGATCACTCACGATACCACTGATATGACTAACCTGAGACTAAAGTGTGCTGACTGGAATGTAGTTATTAAAAAGGATGTCTTAGATGCCTATGTTTTTCAAGGCGAAATAGACTTCAATGCTTCGGGTATTGCCGTAGGCAATGAGGCTTGTGTTGTAGGCTTGGTGCTAGATGCTGGGGCAAATGCTGTTACCGCCTCCGAGGGATGGAGAGGTCTAAGTATAACCCTGCGTGGTGCTGGAACTCCTGCCAATTCACAGGCAATACTCATAGATGGCGCAAGTGATATCACTGTAAGAGAGGGAATATGGATAATGGGTGGGGGCATAACTGCTGCCATTCGGCTTGCAAGAGTAGATAATTATGCAAACAGTCCCATCAACCTTTTAGCCCTCCCTCCAGCAGGATATACTCCAGTATCAAGTCATGGTGGCATTGCCAATGGTGGCACAGTTGTTAAGATAGCTTGCTTGGTGGGGACTACTCCCTACTACCTTCTAGCAAGCACCGCACCTGCATAAACTTCAAGGGCTTTGGGGGTGAGCCTTAATCACCCCAAAGGAGGCTGAGATGGCGGAGAAGAAGTATAAAGTCTGTCCGAAGTGTGGCGACAAGATTCTGGCTGAAAGCCCGAAGACCGTCTGTGACGTCTGTGATGTAGAGTACGTCCCCGAGGTCAAGAAGAAAAAGAAGAGGTAGGCAGCTGACTGCCTAAGAAAATCTTAGATTGGGGCGGTGGTTGCTGTTGGGTGGTCACCGCCCCAAGTGCTATCAGCAAAGGAGGCTGAAATGGGCAAACAGGCAAAGCTCAAAGCAGATAGGCGTGCAGTGCGGGATGCGGAGAAGCTGAAAGGCTGGAAGATAGATATAAGGCCGTATGAGGTCAGAGTTATGGATGTTGACGAGAAGGGTCAGGTTAGAATGAAAGGCGGTAAGCCTGTCTGGACAACTGATGAGTTTGATGTCCAGGGGTCGCTGGCCGATATTATTTTCAACCGAGACCTGAACCTGAAACCGGCTGAGGCATTTGAGGCCTACGACCTATCAAAGAAAATAAAGTCAGCCAAGATGCATGTTGTACTGGACAGCAAGGAAATGGCTATGGTTAGAAGAGCATACGATTCTCTCAAAGGTATTGGTGAGAATATGGTGCCGTTCCTTATGCGAATCCGGGATGCCGAGGAAATCCAGCTGGCGGAGGTGAAAGGTGAGACTGATAATAAAGCCTAGCCGGAAAAGTGGTGAAAGGGATACTGTTTTTACGACTGAATATGGCGGCGTGAAGTATTCTGTTGGTCCACAGCCGGCGCAGGTCCCGGATGATGTCGGGCGCTATCTGTTGACTTCGTTCTCGGCACTTATTGAGTTGGCGGAGGAGCCGGCTAAGAAGTCCAAGAAAGATAAGTAGGTGGAGGAGGTGTAGCATGAAACAAGTCAGACGGGAAATGTCTGCCGTCAGCGTAATCTCAGCGCTGATAGATTTTTCTGAAGAAGATGACCTTTCAGCCGCTGTTGATATTGGCAGCTTTATGGTCGTTGGTTTACTGATACCCACGATTGATAGTGGCAATGTAACGTTTCTGGTGTGTGATACTCTCGCTGGGACGTACCAAGACCTGAAGAAAAGCGATGCCTCTGCAGTTAGCATTACCGCTGGCACAGGTAATTTCGCAGTCAGTGCTGATGACCTGACGCCCTTGGCAGCGTTTCGATTTATAAAAGTAAAGACGGCAGTCGCTCAAACAGAGGACCGCACTTTCAAGTTTATTGTGAAGATGTGAGGAGTAACATGAAAAGCTGGTTCAAGTGTCCTAAGTGTGGGATGGAGTGGGGCTTCCCTGACTTGACAGTAGAGCAGGCTTGTCTTGAACGTAGAGACAGGTGCCCAAGGTGCGGAACGGTTGCTGCTCCTGTTGGTGAAGTTACAGCTCCTCCTGTTAAAAAATCATTGGTTGGGAGGTTGATACATGGCAGGAAGTAAATCAGATTATTTAGAGAATGAATTACTTGACCACGTGCTAGGAGGTGCCGATTGGGCAAGGCCCGCTACGGTTTATATTGCCCTTTATACTGTAGCACCAACTGACGCTGGTGGTGGTACAGAGGTATCTGGCGGTGCTTATGAAAGAAAAGCCGTCACCAATAATGCTACTAACTTTCCAGCAGCATCCGGTGGAGCAAAGTCCAATGGCGCTGAGATTGTCTTCATAGAGGCAACGGCGTCTTGGGGAACTGTAGTAGCTTTTGGTATCTTTGATGCTATTACTGGTGGTAACCTGCTCTACTGGGCAGATTTGACCACTCCCAAGGCAATAGGTAGTGGCGATACACCCAAGTTTGCAGTTGGTGATTTAGACTTAACTGAGGATTAGGAGTAACTAGTGGCTACAACCTGGTATTTCCGTAATACTAGTGCCTCTGGCAATATGCCAACTGGGGAATTAAGCACAGATACTGACAATGTTCCCACACTCCCTGCTGATAAGAACACAGTGCTGAATATGTTGGCAACTAAGGGAGCATCACAGTTTACAAAGCTCCAAGCTCTGTCATATTCTGTTGCCTACTATACTATGATTAGGCTGTTTATCAGTCCTCCTTTAGCTGCTCAGACACTGGCAGGTGGACAAGCAGGTTTCAAAGTTGGTATAGGCACTAAGGAAAGTTCTGTTAGTATGAACCAGTTCCGCAGAACTTTTGTCTACATCTGGAGGCAGGGTTCTGGGAATGTCAAAACTATCTTAGTTCCAACTCAGTGCGGCACAGAACATACTACTGCAGAAAGGGGTTGTGTTATTACTGCCGCTGGAGCCGCAGGGGATTTCTCCATCCTGAATGGAGATAGGATAGTTGTTGAAATCTGGGTATATTGTAATTCAACTACTAGTTATAGCTCTTCAACCTACTACGATGGCACAACTGATGTAGTAGAGGCAAGCACAACTTCAGATGCCTGCGGATTCTTCTATTCTCCTCAGACACTAACATTATACCAAGTGCCTCTGGCAGGTGTAGTCAACGGTATTACTAGTGTAGCAGGAATGATTAAGCCTTCCAGACGAGTGGTAGGAGTTGCAGTTGGTGTATCAGCCGTATCTGGAGTAGCGAAGGCTTCCAGAAAACTTGCCGGAGTCGTAACTTGTTTAGGAACTGCCGCTGGTCTAGCGAAGACCACCCGGCGAATAGCAGGCTTAGCTTCTGGTGAAGCCACTGCTATAGGTTCGCTTACTGTAACTCTGCCTGAGATTCTCCTAGCTGGAGTAGTCAGTGGAGTTGCTTCGGCTGTAGGAACAATCAGATGTCTCAGACCCGTTGCTGGATTGAGCATGGGATTAGCTAATGTATCTGGTGGAGTCAAGATGGCAAGGAAGGTTTCAGGTACGGTAGCTGGCACTGGACAGGTTTCAGGACTGGTCAGAGTTAGTCAAAGGTTGGTGGGTGCTATATCAGGTATGGCTAGTGTATCTGGAATTGTAAAGGCTTCCCGAAAGTTAGCAGGTGCTATAGCCGGCATGGCAAGCACCACAGGACTAGCAAAGGTCAGCAGGAACCTGTCCGGTTTAAGTGCTGGCTTAGCTGCCGTATCTGGGGTGGCAAAGGTAAACCGCGGGGTAGCCGGGGCCGTAGTTGGCGTTGCTAGTGTTTCAGGTTTAGCAAAGGTCAATCGTGCCCTGGCGGGTGCTGTTGCTGGCGCCGCTGCCGTCTTCGGTGAGGCAAAAGTGGTGAGTAGACTAGCTGGTTTTGTTTCCGGCGTAGTTTCAGTATCCGGACAGTTGAGGACAGGTGTTTTTGAATACCTGGCTGGAATCGTTAGCGGTGAGAGCTCAATTACAGGTAATTTGACTGTTGAGCAGATCGTGAGTGGTTCTGCTAGGAAGCTCAGATGGATACTTCTAAGGGGATGAGAAATGGCAGTTAGTACAAAGGAGGAGGATTATGGCGAATGCACTTTACGACCATGGTAGAGAGGGATTTCTTGATGGCAGTATCGATTGGGACACGGACGATATTAAGTTCGTGTTTACAGACCACACCGATGATACGCCGAACCCAGCGACTGATGATATGCTGAACGATATTTCGGCTGGCACCGTAGCGACCAGCGGCAATCTCGCCAGCAAGACTGTCACCCTTGGCGTGGCAGATGCTGCTAATACGACAGTCAGCACAGTGACTGGAGATGCGTTTGATAGCATCAGCTTATACAAGGACACTACTGACCCTGCAACGTCCCGGCTGATTGCCTATATTGATGATGCTACTGGTCTGCCCTGCACGCCGAACGGCGGCGATATCACTGTCCAGTGGGACGACGGTGCCAATAAAATCTTCAAGCTGTAGAGGAGTCTTATGGTTAGTGTATTTGTGCCGAAGATAAAACAGGTTACTGTGTCCCGGGACGGCTCTGATGTTGTGCTTGTAGTAAATGGGCAAAGGGTTACTGAGTTGCCCTGGGATGCAGCCTTGCTGGTGGCTAAAGCAATCATAATTCAGGCTAGGCGGATAGAGGAGCAGGTGAAGGCTCCGCAGACAGTGATAGACCAAGCAATCCTGATGAGGAAGGGTATTCCTTTGGGCCTGACCAGTAACCCGAAAATCATAGATGAAGCCAAGAAGGAAGCCGGTTTCAATAGCAAGTTAAGGAGATATATTCCGGGCACGATAGAATCGAGGGAAATCTTTGGTAAGCCAGTATTGATTAAGCATAAACCAAAACAGGAGGAAGCAGATGGATTACGAGAAAATGACCGCTGAACAGCTGGAGAAAGAGAATAAGAAGCTGATGACCCTGATAGCTGGAATCAGGGCGAAGAAGAAGCAGATAGCTGATATTTTGAACCAGCGAGCTGCCGAGGCTAAGGTAGCCGGTATGTCCGACAGCGAGAGGGCAGCATTGGCCCGCGTGCTCCAGCCGAAAGGCATAGGGTCGGCTGAAGCGGTAGGTAAACCGGGCACTTCATAGAGTTAGGGGAGAGAAGGGGCGCCAATGGCTACTACTTTTAATGTAGTTGTAAACCTTGCCAAATCTACTTTGGCTTCTGGCATAGATGATGATGACTTAGCTTTAGACGTTGCTGCTGGAGAAGGAGCTAAGTTTCCATCTACCTACCCTTTCAATCTTAGTCTCGATACTGAAGCTCTGAGGGAGATTGTTAAGGTTACTAATCGTAGCACTGATACCTGTACAATCGTCAGGGCACAGGAGGGAACGGCAGCGATTGCCCACTCAGCAGGAGTGAGGGTAGCCCTCGATGTTACAGCTAAACAAGTTACCGATTTGAACAGTGCTGTAAATACACTTGAAGGGCTAAGTTGGGGGCTGGCTATCTTTGGTGATGGCAGCGATGGCGATGTAACTATCTCTGCTGATACTCCCCTCACTAAAGATATGTTCTACAATGACCTCACGGTAAATGCTACCAAGATTTTAGATACTGCTGGCTATAGGATATTCGTCAAGGGAACATTAACCAATAACGGGACTATTAGTCGTAAGGGAAATGATGCTGTTTCTTATACTGCGGGAGCAGCCTTAAGTGCTGGTACCTTAGGTGGTAGCACCGCTGGTGGAGGTGGCGGTACTTCCAGAGGCGCTGGTGGAGGTGGGGCAGGAGTCTTATTTATTGCTGCCAAGGTAATAGTCAACAATGGCACGATAACTTGCGCTGGAGGCAACGGTGGTAATGCTCCAGGACCAGGAGGAAGTGCCGTTGCGGGAACTAGTGGCACTAACGCAATTATTTCCATAGGTGCTGCTGGTGGTGCTGGTGGTGCAAGCGAAGGAACAGCTGGTGGTGCTGGTGGCACTGTAACCGCTCCAGGGACAACACAACTTGGCGGCTGGAGAGCTCTTCCTTCTTTAGCCTCACTCAGGAGTGAAATTGCCAC